CCCCATGCTCCCACTTTCGTCCAACAGGAGGCACACCGCAATCCCTTTATCCTCCCGGGTATACGACGTGCGAAAGATGCGGTCTGTGCTCATGGCCGACGCTAAGCGGCTCCGGTCCAATCGTCCTTCAGTCCGCTCGCGTTGGACATACGTACGCTTGCCCAGACGGAAGTGAAACAAACTACGGGTCCGGGCGATCATCTTCTGAACGGATTTGTAAGCCTGCTTGTACCGCCTCTTCGATGCGGGCGTGCCCTTCGGGTGTATGATAACCGTACGCCGCGTTATGGCCATATGCCCTTTCCTCGTGCCTTCGCACCACTCGTCACCAAACGTAATCTTGTCTTCCGTGGCCTTTGCGTACTCCTTGGACTCTTCCAGGTCCAGCGGCTTGCTGAGCCCGCCGAGCCGCTCCAGCATACGCTCCATATCCATCGGAGAAAATCGGCCTTTGCGGTCGTCAAAAACACTATCTCTCTCCGCCCGGGCATCCTCTAGGGCATCCGCCGCTTTTTCTAGTGCCTTGTCATCTCTACCCCGCTCCATCGTGGTTGACATTTCTTTTGCGTTACCCGTACCCGTCAACGACTCACCCGCCCGCCGAACATCACCATCAGCGGAGCGGAGGCGTTTCTTGTCCGCCGCATCGCGGGCGTCTGCTTTTGCTTGCGCCTCCCGGCGATCAGCCACCTCTCCCCCGGCCTCTGCCCCTTCCTCGCCGCCCGCGGCACCTTCCTCGCCGCCCTTCCCTTTGCCCGCACTCTTACCCGCGCTGCCGTCGCTCTTGTCCGCACTCTCACCCGCACCGCCACCCGGAGCGCCGGGGGCTTCTGGGTACTCCCGCCGGATTCGGGCGAGCAGGGAATCAACGGCCTTCGCTGCCCGCAACACATCCGCCTCTGTAACTACCCGGGCACCCACGCACTTTCGCAGCTCCTCAAAGACACACGTACCGCCAACGGACTTCCACTCCTTGTGGACATGGGTCAGCGTGTGGGGAGCCCGGATAAAGGCGAATGCAAGTATTGCCACCTTATCCATGTCCGGCAGTTCTGTCCAGTTCTGCAAAGCAAATCCAAACTCTTTCTTCTCGAACAGGGCACGCTTCAACGCGTGCAGATAGGGGGCGTACCCGGGCGACCGCTTCTTTTCCAAATCCTCTACCCGCTCGTCCTCAAACAAGTTGACCCACATCCGCAAGTTCTCTGGAAGCTCCCCACGTGCAAGCATAGTAAAGAGCGACCGCGTGTTGTTCAGATGCCCGGCCTCGTGCAACGCTGCGCCCAGATAAAGGTCCAGCATTTCACCCTCTTTGGCCTCCTCGTAGATACTTTTGTCCAGCAGGATATACGGCTTGCTGAAGGTGGTGGTACTACCTCGGTCAACGCTACCGAATCCGGCAGCGCCCTTTGCACCACAACCCACGGTCGCCAGCGAAATCTGTGTATTCTTTGGCACCCCATGAATTCTAAGGAAATTGCGAACGCACCCCTGGACCCGCATCAGTGCCCACGCCACCTCCTGCGCCTCCACTTTCTTGGTCCGAAAGGGTGCCCACATGGAACTCATCCAGCTCCCCCGGGCAACCGCGTCCTCCCGGGCAACCATGCCCACCGTCTCCGCGAAATAATCCCGGCCTCGCACTGCCGAAAAAGTGCGTGGCATGCGCTCCAGTAAATTTCTTTTCTTGGTCATGTGTGGCTCCTACTTAAAAAGGTCGTACTTTTGCAAAATCTGCATCACCTGCGCCCGCTCGCTCATCTCCCCGCCATCGTTGCTGAAGAAATTGACGATGCTTGTCTGGCATGCAAATTTGTAATCCATCCCCGCTCCCATCTTCTCGCCCGCGGCGAGCAACATCCGAGTGGAAATCTCCTCCTGGAACTGCTCATCCGCCCGAGCCAATTGCCGCTGATTAGTGGCCACCTTGACCAGACCATCGGCAGCGGTCTTTGAGAGTCCTTGGCAACGCCCGAGCAAGATGTCCTTCTCCTGTTTCGGGGGCGGGTAATCCATGGCAATGATGGTCTGGAACCGCTGTTTCAGTGCCGTGTCCATCGCCGTGGTGCCCGTGTACGTCATGCCCACGTTCGCCGTGGCAAGCATCGCACATTTCTTCCCGCGGTGGATTACGGGCGAACCCTCGCCCTCATCCAGGGGGAGATACCCCTGTCGATCCAACAAGGGCAGCAAGATGTTCCCGGCGTCCAAGCTCGCCCGGGTAATCTCGTCCAGCAACACAACGCCATGGTCGCGGCGAATGGCTTTTACGAAGCGGCTCTCGGCAAACCAAGTGCCCTCTTCCTTGTTGAAGTGCGTTGCCCCAATTAGCGTCAGCCGCGGCTCGCTAGTGGCACCGAAATTGAAGGCGTCAATAGGCTCGCTTGCCGCCTTTGCTGCGAGGTACGCCACCTCGGATTTTCCACTGCCCGAAGGGCCAATGAGCAACACGTTTTCGCCCGCGGCGATGCCGTACTGGATGGCCTCCCACGTTTCGGGGGCGATGTAAAACTCGTCCTCGGGGGGCGGAGTGACTGTCTGCCACGGTGCCTTCGGCTTGACCTTCGGCTTCTCCTTCGGCTTCGGCTTGTCCTTCGCCTTCGGCTTGGACGGCCCCGCCCCCTTCGACTTCGCCGCCGCCCGTTCGCCCGCGGCCCTCACATCCGGGTGGTCAACGCTAATCTGCGAAGCCTCACTGAGTTGGCACTCCGCATAGAGGCGGGCGGGATTTAGGGCACCCTCGGGGGCTTCGCCCTCGGGGGTTTCGGCACCGTTACACAACTCGCAAAGATGGCTGAGCGAAATGTCGCCCGTGCCGTGCCGTACCATGCCACTCACCGCCGCCGAGACGAGGTACACGTTTTCGAGCGGCTCGCCCCACGAGCCGCTACGAGTCAGGTCGCTGCGCTTGAAGCCCCGTTTCAGCACCGCCGTCGCATGCTCGCACTTGCTTTCGATTTTGAACCGAACACAATCGCATGCTAGCCGCCCTTCGTCACCGCGGGAAACTTTATACTCGGCCCGGGCCTTCCAGCCTACAATTTGATAGAAGCGGTACTCGCCCGCGCCCACCTTGAACCCCAATTGGACAGGGTTCCGCATCTCTTTGATCTTCGTCGCTGCCATGGGTGGCTCCTCCGTATTTAGGTGGCTCCCGGATTGCACTATGCAACCCGCATTCTCCAAGTATACCAGATCACGGCGACGCCGCAACCCCAATTTCCGAATTTTCTCCGATTTTTTTGAAGCGTATACATAGCCCTCGTTTCCGTTCCACCCGAGCCGCGATTAAGAAGGTATATTCACCCGCCATCGCCTCCGGTACGGCTAGAGTGACCTGTTTTACAGTGTGCTCCCCGTAGCATCGCTGTCCCGCCGTCCATGCCGCCGTCCACCGTTCCACCGCGCCGGGGCACAACGGCTCCAGCGTACCTATATAATCACGTACCATTTCCCCGCTCCAACCGTCCTCGCCCGGCACCCACGCCGCGTCACCCGCCGCCATTTGAAGATGCTTGCACTGCCCGAACCGCATCCAACCGAGACACGTGCACTGACCCGGCCCCAAGAGGAAGCGGAACGCCCCTCCGCGCCGTGTGTGCTTCTCCACCCACTCCCTCCCATGAAGAGCGTACACTGGCCACCCTACCAGCCGCCCAATTGTTTTGATGGTACTATACGCATGCATTTTTGCAGCGCTCCTTATCGGTAGCTCGCCTCGATCCACACGGTTGTGCCAATCAGTTCTTCCAGGTACTTGTCCAGCCCTACACTCCCGTATCTACCGCAACCCGGACACACCTCCTCATCATCACATTGGATTTCCGGGTAATAATCCGTATCACCACGCACAATGCGGGCTCGTACTCGATTCCGAGCGGGCGTGGTGTGTAGCGACAACCATAGTTCTCGGGCGGATAGTGGGATGTCCCAAGCGTCTCGCATCCAGTGCGATACGAGCGGCGGGTGGTTGCGATTGCGCCAGCAATCTGCGTCTAGACGATATGTAAATCTGCGCTCCAAGAGTTTCATCGTCGTTCTCCTATGGTTGCACGTGCGTGCAAAAAGGCCCGGGGGCGGGCAGCCCCCGGACCCACAACCCCCAACACCCCTACTCCTCTTTTCCCTCCTCTTCTCCCTCGGCCTTTTCGCGCATTTCCGCGTAACGATCCTCGTCCACCGCCTTGACCTCCAGCGACACCCCGTAAGCCCGCTCGATGTTCTTAATCAGCACACCGAGACTGACCAGGGCACCGTCCGGGGTGGAGCCCACGGCGGACCCAACAAAATCGGCGCAAATCATGTCCAAAGCATGCCCGGGCTTCTCGGACTTCGCCATCCCCTTCGCAATGTTGATCGCGTTCTCCACGTTCTCCAATTGCTCGGGGTACAGTTTGAAAACCAGCGTAGCGAGCCCATCGCTGTCCGTGTCCTTGGAGAGGCCCCGCATCTCTTTCACCATTGCCGCGACCTCGCGGTAGGTCATTTCCTTCAGCTTCTTGAGCAACCCGTCGGCATTTGCCTTGTCGATCACGGGCAGCAACAATCGGCCTTTGGACCAGTCCAGGCTCCGCAATATGTCCTTGTCCAAGTCCAGTTCAATGACGAACTTTTCGTACACTTGGATGCGATAGCGAGCGGTGGACCGCTTCATGCCAAGTTCCAGCTCCGCATACTCGTGGAAATCTTTGTACTTGCGAGGCCCGTCTTCGCCGGGCGTGTCCCAGTCGGTCCAGTAATTGTTGCGGTTGACCTCGTACAGCAGCTCGCCCAATACCAAATCCAAGGTATCGTCAGCGAGCTGCGCGGTAACCGCAACCCGGCGAACCGTCTCCCGCCTCTCATCGGGCGTCATTTCCTTTTGCAAGGCCGGGACGAACGTGGAGTCCACCCCCGACCACATATCCAACGCACGGCCCTCGGGGATCACCAACGCCCCCGGGATAACCTCCGGCTCCGCTGTTGTCGCTACGTCTACCATCTGAAACTCCTTGCCCGTTGGGGCGTCTAGGGTTGTGCCCCATTTGGGGCGATAGGGTTGTTGAAACTCGTTGACTAAAAACGGCCAAAACGGGCGACCATTTTGCTCACCCGCAAACCGGCCTCGTACTCTGCGGCGATTGCGGCCTCCGCAATCTTGCGAACCATTGCCCGGGGGTGCCGCACATCGCGGCCGATTAGGATGTCCAACTCCTCTACGTACTCCCCACGGCCGCACTTCGCGTCTTTCGTAAAGACGGTATACACGTCCCCGCCATCGCACGGCTCCCGGCGTACTTTACCCTCGGGGGAGGTAAGTACCGAGACAAGCAAATATTGCCCCAAACGGTTGCAATGAAGCTCGTACTGCCGAGATGCCCCACGGCGAGGCCCGGCCCCGAATACACATCGCCGCCCGTAGTCCGCAATCTTCCTCGTCGCGTATGCCATTTTTTCTCCTCGCGTGTTGTGGTGGTTGTGGTAGGTGAAAGGATTTACTGCCGCCCCCTCGTGTGAGGTTGCGACCGTTTGGGGGTGGTCCGGTTGTTCCGGCTATTTATCCCCGTTCGCTTGTTCCACCGGCTATGCCCGCCACGGACGGTCAAGCGGCAGTAAATCCTCTCCTCCTTTTTACCAAAGGCGATGCATAGGACGAACCCGATTGGCCTTGACAACGGCCGCATACTCCCGCCGAGTCGCCGCATCCATCGAGTCCCACGTGTAAGTCCAGTGCCCCCCGGGATTGGATTCGCAATCGGCCATGGCCTCCCACGCACCCTCCGCCGTGGATTTGGGACCGTATGCGGTGCACCCCTCGTCCAGCTCCCCGTACTCCCGATCAGCGACCAAACAAAACCAACGGCCGGGCTCCAACTCAACTATTCCACACTCGCGTTGCATACTCATCTTTGGCTCCTTGTGTTGTGGTGGTGGTGGTTTGCATGGTTCCAAGTATACACCATCTCGGCACCGCCGCAACCCCGAATCCAAAGATTTCTCAAAAATAATCCGAAAAGACCCGAGTTTCCCGGGAAATAGGAGGGGAATTTTTTTAGATTTTCTCGCCCGGTTGTGCCCATTTGACCACTTCCGCCCAATTATCTACGGCATTTTCCAGGAAACCGGCACCCACTTTAATCGTCTGCGGTGCCACTTTACAGGGAGCGACTCCAATGCCCGCAAACACCCGCCGCATACCGCCCGCCCAATCGGCTATCAGCTCCTCGTAGGTGAGAGCAATCAGCCGCGGGCACCTCGCCGCAAGGGTTGCCACGGCCTCCCGCTGCTCGTAATGAAACTGCTCGTACGCAGCATGCTCCACCGCTACTTTTATCGGTTGCGGGGGTGGGTCCCCTTGATACGCTTCCCATTTTCCCCTTGCACGCGCTTGCAGCCTCGACACGTACTGGCGAAGCGTATTGAGACGATACAGCAAAATAGTGGGCAACTCCATCGCCAGCATTTCCTCAAACCCGGCCCGGCGCTTTTGAAAATGATGGGGTTGCACGCACACGCCGAAGCGATCCTGACCAACGCGCTGCAATCTATGAAAATAGACAGCAACCGGCTCGCCATCCCACGGCGCGTCTCTGCCGCCCACGCCCACGCCCCGCCGTTTCAACTTGCCGTATACATCACGGTTGAATACCTCATGGCAACACCAGACATGAGGGTGCGCGTTCAATGCCGTGCGGAGCATGTGTGTCCCGGAACGCGGTAGCGACAGTAAAACGAAACCGTCAGGGTTGCCGTGGTGGTCGTAGTCGGGTTCGATTGTGTAGTCGTTCATGGGCCTGGGGTCCTTCGTGGGTTGGCGGGATGAAAGTGCGCGACGACAAGTTCGCGGCCAAAAACACAACGCGATAGGCGCGCACCTTTCAGCCTAAACAATCGGTTGTCGTTATCGAGGTTTTTCATGCTTCCCCTCCACTACCGGATAAACTGATCGGTGTGCGCTCGATCAGGTTCGATAGTTCAAAGTGAGATTGGGCCATACGGTCCAGCGCTCGGTCAATTCGGACCACATCGTCGGGCGGCAGGTCTTCCCGCTCACAATTGGTTAGCAGATTGTCGATTACCTGATACACCATCCCGTGAGCGATTCGGGTTGCTTCTCGTTGGTTCACTTGCTCCCTCCATCACCGTTGCCGTCGTCCGGTGTTTTGTGCGCCTCTCATGTGGCACTTCTTGAATTTTTTCCCGCTGCCACAAGGGCAAGGGTCGTTCCGTTTCACTTTCATCCGCTTTAACTGCTTTTGCGTCGGGGGGATTACCATCGCGCGGAATCCGTTCCGACAAAAGGGCTCCGTCCGGTTCGCGCCCGGCGTCCCGCTACTTTTTCGACAACAAGTCGAGGGGCGGCAAGTAGTCGACGGCCGACGGTTGTTTTGCGATTCGCGGGTCGATGTAGTGGCGTTCGGTAAATCATTAGGTTGCATCTTTCCGCTCCTCACACAAGTGCGTCCACTCTTCAAAGTTCACCGCCCCATCAAAAGAAGCGGGTAGCGTGGACCAACACCGCTCCCGCTGTCCGCACTGCTTCGCCCGAGTATCCCGCGGGTCCCGGCATGGTAACAGACCGTCGGGAAGCGTACGACACCGAATGGCGTTCCAGATTTTTTTCGCTTTATGTTGCACGTCCCGCAACAGACCGGGTTCTCCGGCATATATCAATGTCTTTACTTGCATATTATTGCGATTTAGAAACAGGAATACCGTTTGCGAGTATCCAAGGAGCCACTGATACAGAGTAGCTTGCGTCCGATACGCCTCGCTGATGGAAGCCGCGTCCGTAATTTTACCGAACCCGTACGCCCCTGTTGACTTTATTTCCAACACTGCGTCAGGAGGGTCTTCAGGGACCAACCGTACGTTTACCCGCCCGTCCGCATGCCCCGAAATACGATACTCCTCGTTCCAACAAGACGGCTCCCGATAACGCCACGTCAGCGGATGCTCTTTCGCAGTCTCCCGCAAGGACAACTCCGGGCACGGGTGGAAACCCTCTACCACGGAGCCGTCATTAGTGTTCACCCAATCGCCCCACAACACCCGCATCGGACCGAGTACCACGTCTTGAAGAAAAGCATGGAAGAAGTGCCCGGCACCCATATACAACAGGGAGTTGAACCCGGGCAACCCGCCCGGACCAGGGCACCAGTAATCCAGCACAAATTGTCTTGGACAAACAGAGTGAGCCTCGCTTGCCCGGATAGAAGTAGCGAAATGCACGCCCATCGCGGGGGTGTCCGCAATAAACTTTCGCATCTTGCGCCCGGCGTCCGGTGGCGAAACCTCCTTCTTCCCCTCCTCCCGACCCTCTAAGAAAGCATCCAACAATCCCATCCCTATATCTCCTTGTCCTGCCCGGCTTCTAGCATTTGCGCAAACACCTCCAACGGCAACACCACCCACTCCGACGGCACCACGGGCGGAGTCTTCAACGTAATCACCAGTCCCGGCACACGCCCGGCCTCCCCCGCCTCCCTATTGATTTTAGTCAGATCACGGCGGGTGACACTAATGTGCTCCCCTTTTGTTTCTTTGCTATCCAATAAAAAATGTTCAAGCAATACATCGCCCTTCTTCCCAGGGGGTGCCCCAGAGTTCGGCTGCGCCTGTCCTCCCGGCAATTGCTCCGCAATAGAACGCTCGTGCTTGTTGATACGTTCCTTGTTCGTCTTTTGCGAACCGAGCGGGGTGCCGCCCGGTTTCTTAGGCTCACTCGGCACTGACATCAGCCACCTCCACCTTTTCAGTCGCCGCTGCTACCACGCTGCGCCACAAGAGCCGGTACAGTGCCGTATCGTCCTCCATATCCGCCAACAGCGCTTTCTTTGTCTTCCATGACCGCTTGCCAACGTACCAATCGTCCCCCGTCTTTGCGTGTTCGATAATGCCGTACTTGCTTCCCAACGTGTAGAGCTGTTTTAGATTATCTACCTCCCCTTTGGCCAGTTTTTCCCCGTCCCGAAGGCCCATATTGTAAGTGAAATTGAGCTTCGGTACGTACGTCTTATTCTTCATTGTCACGCCCCCCAGCTCCACCGAAGACGTTTCCTTGTCTGCCCCGTCCGACACCTTTTGCGACCGATTATAAATTATGATGGAACTAGCAAAGACCTGTCCCTTGCCGCCCGGCATCACCCGGGGGTCGCCGTACATCACACCCATGGTCACACGAAATTGATTCAAACACATGATCGCCGGACCGCCCGCCGGGTTACCTTGACTGATTTTATTTAACCGGGCAACCCACTTTCGCATCGCCTTGTTCATCAACCGGGCGGCGAGTCCTTGCTGCCAATCCTCGGCACTACATTCAATCTCTTTCGTGGGCGTCATCTGCGCAATACTGTCCACCACGATCAGGTCAAACACGTTTTCCTCCATGGCAGACCCAACAATATCAATCGCCTGCTCCGCGTATTCCGGTCGAGCGACAGCGTGCCACTCTGTATCCCAATTCGCAACCGCCTTCGCCCACGCCAGATCGAACGTACCCTCCAAGTCCACAAACAAACACCGCCCGGGTAGAAACGTCTTCGGGTCACAAAAGTCCCGATGAAGATGCGTATGGTGGTCATAGTTCTTGATCTGCTCCACCGCCTTCAGCGCCATCAGAGTCTTACCAGACGACTCGTTTCCAGCCACCACCATGACCCGCGAAAAAGGAAAGCCCCCGCCGAGCGCGCAGTCCAAGGAGAGGATGCCCGACGAGAAGCGTCCCAGCGTCAACGCGCCAAACCGGCCCCCGACTTCTACGATCTCGCCTTTATAGGCGGCATTGATTTTCGCAATAAATTCTCGAAGGACATCATCAGCCATAATAGGCTCCTCAAAGGGGGAATTATTTCGACGAACGGTACTCTTTCAACGCCCGGGACTCCGCCGCCATCTTCATATCAACAAAGGATTTTGCCGCTTTGTATGCCGTATTCAGTTCCGGTAAATAGCACGGTATAGTCACGGCGACCGAGAGTTGACAGGACTCGTAATTTCCCATATTGAGAGTCAAGCGGTTGCCGAAAGATACGTTTGCAACCATTGCACCCTCCACCACCATGGGAACCTCAATCAACTCCTCGTCCGCCTCTTCCCGCGCAACCACGCCGCTCTCTTTCCAGAGCCGCGAAACCTGACACCACCCGGAAGATTCTTTACTCGTATCGCTCATCTTTTTACCCTTTTCGTAAAGCCCAGATTTAGTAATTGCTCCTCCCGCTTCCCCGCAAGCGCTCTACAGTACCGCGTCTGAAAAACGGGGTCCACGACCAAGAGTGATTTTTTCTCAGCGGATGGACGTTGTATGCGCCCCACCACTTGCTCCACATCCGCCCGAGGCGTACCAAAAATGAGCGTATCTAATGCGGGAACATCCGTACCCTCCATCATTAATGTGTAGGTGGCCAGTATGATTTGATGTTCCCGTGCGGCCGCCAACTCCGCCTCGGTGATACGCCTCCGTTTCTTTTCTCCCTTCTGCGGAAAACTTCGACAGTAAAGACCCGGCAAGTGCCCCCGCTCCACCGCCCGCCCATGAATCGCGGCGAGCTGCGCAATTCGATCACTTACCAGCAACACCCGCCGCCCCGCGTTCACCCCTTTGATACATTGCTCCGCCAGCCACGTCGAAAACGCCTCATTTTTTTCTATCAGCGTCAACAACCGCGCACGGTTCACCCGGCCTCCGTGAGTATACCACATATCGTTGAACGGCGTCCGCCACGGGACATGGACAAACTCTCCTGTCAGTCTTTCTGTCTCCGCCACCACCACGGTCCGCCCGACATGCCACTCCCACAAATCGGCAAGCCCGTCAGCTCGCCGCCATGTCGCGGACACCGCCAAACGACGCGCCGGGAACATGCTGAGCACGGTAGAAAAAGACTCGCTCGGATAGTGGTGCCCTTCGTCGTACACCACCAGACCGAACGCCTCTCGAAACCCCTCCGGCAGTTTATCCCGCCGCGAATACAACGTCTGCGCCAGCGCCGTCGTAAATCGCCGCCCCTTCCAATCCCACTTGCTTCCTTGCACGTGCCCGGCCTCCTCACCAAAGAACTTTCGGGCCGTGTCCTGCCACTGCTTTGCGAGGTCGGTCTTGTGCACAACCACGAGCGTCGGAGCCTCCCGATCAAAGGCCACGGCAAGCGCCATCAAGGTCTTTCCGCTCGCCGGGGGTGCCTCCAGCCGTACCCCGGACACGCCCGACGCAAACGCAGTGAGCATCTTCTCAACAGCGGGCTTCTGCCCCCGCCGCCACGAAATTGTGACAGGGGGCGCGGGTATTTTCTCAGGCTCCGGCACCGACGACGCCCACCACGGCGGCACTAGCTTCCCGAACACCCGCGGTACGCCGACCCACTCCCCGTCCTCCTCCCAGCAACGCACCTCGTACGGCTCCCCTACGTATGGCGTCACCACCCGCGTGAGTGCCTCTTGATACTCGGAGCACCACTCTTCCCTCGGCATCCACAACAAGCGATCCATTTTATATTCGCTCATGCCTTTGCCTCTCCCCAACGATCCACCACTAGCACGTCCAGCCGAATGGGCACCCGAAAAGAAACACTGTTTTCAATCACGTCAATAATTGTTTCTTTAGCCTCTCCCACCTTATCTTCTCGGACCTCAAACACGCCCTCATCATGGACCATGTTAGTGGGCAACACCTCCCTCAGCCACTCGCCCCGCTCCATAAAACGCGTCCGCAATTTGCCCAGACCGAGCATGAATAAATTACACGCCGCGCACTGCATCGGAAAATTGACAAACTGATTCATCGCATGCTTTGGACTTCTCTCCAAATCCCGCCGCCGAATACGGCGCTTGCGCCCAAACACGTCCCGAACCTCTCCCGTCTCCCACAACTGTCGCTCCATACGGTGATGCCACGTACGAACGCCGATATAATTGTCCTCGTTAAAATACTCATCAATGACTGCTTGCCACTTCGCTTTCGACCAGTCCGGCATCCGCCGGTTCAACTCAAAAGCGGTGATATTGTAGATCAACGAAAAATTAGCGATTTTGCCTTTCTTCCTATCCCCTCCCAACGCCTTGATATTGTTGCTCGTTTCTGTGTGAATATCTTTGCCGTGCCAGAACCCCGGAACCTTTCTCGCCAACGCCTCTTCGTTCTCAGGCGAGCCGCACGAGGGACACTCCCGCAACACGTGCCGCGATTCCGTGCCCGCACTGCCGCAAAGGGTGCATACCCAATCGGTATATGCCGCGGTGAACTTAGCGTCCCCGGTCACGTGCGCACACATCCGAAGTTCTATTTGTGAGAGGTCAAACACGATAAGCTTATACCCGGGTTGCGCCTCAATGCCGTCCCGTATCCGCAAGTCTTTGAGCCGCCCGGGCAATAGGACCGGGATGTTTTGGAAATTGGGATTGGAGCACCTCGTTCGTCCCGTGGAAGATGTAATCCAGAATGTCGGGTGCACCCGGCTGTCAGGGTCCTCCATGGCCTGTCGAGATAGCGGCTCTAAATAGGTAGAAATCATTTTACGGGCCGTACGGTACTGCCGAATCAAATCACACACCGGGTATTTCTTGGCAAGCTTATCCATCGCCGCCCGATCCACGGTGAAGCGGCCGGACTTCTCTAGCCACGCAATCCCCCGGGTAGAGTACCCCAGCTCATCAAACAAACGAGCGGCGAGCTGCGCATCGCTACCTATGTTCAGCGTCCCTATTGTTGATTTAATCTGCGCCTCCAGCTCCCGCCGCGCCGTCTGAAATGAACGCAGTAATCGCCGCGCGTGCGACAAACTCCACCGACACCCCGTAGCTTCCATGTCCGCAAATACCAGCGTCATCGGCATTAAAATCTTGTGGAATAGCTTAGCGAGCCCCTCATTCTCAAGTTGAGGTGCCGCCCACTGCCACAACCGCCATTCCTGCCGCGCATCGTTGAGAGCATACCTACGAAACTCCTCACTATCCTCCCCACACGCCCACGCCGCCATAAAGTCCACCATCCGCTCATCAAACAAATCCCGCATGACCTGTTTCAACCCGAGCTGATTGGGACGCCTGTTGTCATCCAGCAAGTTTACCGCTACCATCGGATCACAAAGACGAACAGGGTACCCCGTGGGCAAACAGTCAACGGCTCGCAATACCCGCAAATCGTATTTCGCATTATACGCAACCGCGTCCAAAGGTTCGGCAAACAAGAGGCCGCATAACTCCCGCACTTCCGCTCGGTTCGTCAAGTAAATATTGAAATCATCGTCTGTGCCAAAATTACATCCGGCCAATCGAAAATCGGGCTGATGGGGGCGCAACTCCGGCGGATTTTCCACATCAAAGGAAAAGCCCCCCGCCGCCTTTGCCGCCTTTGCGAAATCAGTAACTAGGGACACGGACCGCTCCTTTTTCCAATCGTTGCATAATACTTGCCGCATTATCAGAAGAAATCTCAAACGTACAAGATGCACGCCCGAGAGCCTTGGCAACCACGGCCGTCGTTCCCGAACCGCCGCAAAAGTCCACAACCAAATCGCCGGGGTTTGTCCAACCCCGTATCACTCGCTCTAAGTACACCTCGGGCAACTGATTGGGGTGATCGACGAGAGCCCCGTTTTTCACGCTGCGACGCTCCTTCGAGTTACCTTGAACCCGGCCCCAATACGGCCCGTCGCTGGGAATCCCCCAAACGTCCAACGGAACGCGCTTGCCGGGGGTCGCCGTCTCTTTTGTTCGCGGGTCTTCATACGTGGAGGCCCGGTCACTTGCCACTAGCACATCGTCCGGGTTCCACACGGGGACACCGCCCGGTTTCAAGAACGTTAAGAGGTGGCACTTGCTGTTGATGTATTTTGTTTTTCCACACTGCCCGAAACGATAGTGCCACACAATCCAGTCCGATGGCAACATCCCCCAAAAACGTGCGTCCTCCAACACGGGCAACACCACCTCGTCAGGCACGTGCATACAAAAACGCCCGCCCGGGGTGAGACATCGCCACGCCTCCTGGACGATGTTTGAAATAAGAGTACGGTATTCCCGCCCCTCCATAACATCGCTGAACCCGACATACGGGTGCCCAATATTAAAGGGCGGGTCCGTGAATACGAGCTGCGCCACTCCATCAGCGAGCCGATCTTTCTTCTCTCTAAAATCACCCACCACTACCGTCGTAGACATGGTATCCTCCGGGTTGCACGCGCTTGCAGAAAAGAAAGGCGATGTGCGCCCCATACGACGCACACCGCCCCACATCAGGAGACATTTGATGTACTAGTAGTCCACATCCACGTCCGTGGAAGCCTCCGAAGCCGGACCCTCACCCGCCTCCGCGGCGATTCTGCGGATCGCTGCCAACACGGCATCCGGGTCGGGAGCCAAGAGCTTCGCCGCGTCCAACGGCGTGGCATCCGGGAACGTGTCCAGGTCAACGTGTTTCTTGTATTCGTAGTCGTTGCCCACACTCGGAGACGTGGGCTCGTTACTCCGATACACTTGGAACATCGCGCCTTTCAGCCCCCGCCCTTCCTCAAGCTGAGACAAGTATTTTCGTTTGAGAAGCTCTGCCGTCTGTGACTTAGCGCACAAGAGCTTGACAACGTTAGCCTTCGTCTCCCCAGCGCGGGTTGTAAACTCTTCGCAGTCGATAATGGAAAAGACGAGAATTTTCCCGCGGGAAAACTGCCCTTCGTGAGCCGCCGCCCACTCGCACAAATGACACTTCAGCCGCATCGGCTCCAGGCAAGAGAGCCAGTTCGTATACTTGCCACCCATGCGAAACTGATGTTCCCACAACCCGAGGGCTTCGGTGCCCTCCGTGAGGAAAACGATCTTTTTACTGGTCGCGCGGGGCATCCAAAAACGAGTCCCCGCCTGCGCCCCCGGCCGGGGGTCGCCTTTCATGTCCGTGTCTACGCCAGTTCCAACAGCCCATTCAGGTATCTCACTCATCACAAACACCTCATTGCATTAGAGTAAACTCGATCAAACTGACCTTCTGTGAGGTCCCCTGGATCACTCTTGTATTGTAACACGCCCCGGGTGATGCGTGCAACCCGACCACTCAAACGCTTCCGCGCCTCATAGTATCCTTTATTCCCCGCGTCGTCATTATCGTACCAAATAGACACGCGTAAATTCCGAGCCACCAATTGATGCGCGTGCTCAGCCGAGAGTTGGGAGGTCCACGTACACACAACCGCGGCGCTCCGGTCCCGTGCCCACTTGTCTATTCGCAGCATGTCACAAAATCCCTCCACAACAATAATCGACGACGCCGCCTCCATGTGATTCGCCCCGCCCAAACATGTCACCCCCTGGAACCCGTAGTAATTCAAATAGGGCAACACACCGGCGTCCAGCTCCTTTACGCAGACGCGTCCCACGGCTCCCGCGAGCGTCCCGTCCGGCCGACGCACGGGGAACACCACCCGGTCCCGGTCCGAATCATACCGCAAGTCAAAACGGTCTATTGTCTCCCGGTAAGAAACCCGGGTCCGCAAGTACCGCACGGCCCGGGCGGACTCCCATACGGGCGGGTATCTCTCTATCGCGTCCTCCGCCAACGACGCACCCGACGGCTCCGCAGCCCGGAACCACTTATCCGCATCCATTACACGGCGGACACGTGCTTCGACCTGTTGTGCGCAAGAGAGCTTATCTTCGTCTACTAATTGTGTGGCAAGCCGACGCACGCTCTCACTATCATTCAGGTCCGCGTACGATTGAGCCAGCTCCCACAACCGGCCCTTCTCATGGCAAGCATAGCACTTCCACCGAACGGGCGTCTCGTCGTACCAGATGCAGAGCGAGGGCCGTGTGTCCTCTCCCCCCGAGTGAAAATGGGAAGCGAGGGGGCACGGCACCATGACACGCCCGTTGGACGAGGGGACCAGATGGGAAGTATCGACCCCGAGGGCCGTCAATACAGAGCAAAGGTGTTCCCACGTCATCAATCATCCAATCGGTACTTGTCGCGGCGACCCCAATGCCATCCGCCGTACCAGCGTAAATTCTGCCAATAATCTTTCGTCGCGTTCCACGGATTGTCCTTTTCCGGCACGCCGCGGTCAAACGCCCGCCGCCCGGCAAGGTATTGACTCCGCAAATCGTCACCGAACTGACGGTCCAGCCGAACAAGCGTATTGATTGCGCGGGACCACGTATACTCCTCGCCCTCAAACACAAACCCCTCGCCCGGAGCCTCCCCCTCAACGGCCTCCAATCGCGCCGCCATCTCCACATAGAAACGGCCCCGAACTGCCGCCTGTGAAAAGGGGACGAACGTGTTGCCCTGAGCGGGCGGGGGCGTGGTGGCACGGAACTTATCGAGAACCGGCCGGGGGCGTGGTGTTTTTACTTCCGCAATCTTCATCTTCACTCGTTCCAGCAAATCCATCGCGTCCATCGCTTTTCTCCTTTTAGAGGTTGGGACATTGGAATTTTGCACACGCTACCACATTTCCAATCAAAAGGCAACCCCAATTTCCGTTTTTTCTTCGCCCTCCTCCTCTTCTACCTTTTTTTCCGTAAAATCCATCGTTTCAAAGTTCCAATTTAGGCGGAAAAATGGCTTGCTCAGGTCCCCCACGGGGTCCCGCTCGGCCATAAAATGCACCTCCATCACCTTATCCATACGCTCTAGCTCCGTTTGGCTGAGCCCAATCACAACGTCAGGATTGATAACCCACTCCTTGCCGTACCGCACGCCCCACGCCCGCATCTTACGGCCCTCCTTTTTCTCGCCGCCCGAGGTCTTCGAGTCCCCCATTTGCGTCGTCACAACCCACGGAACATCCGTTGCCTCCGCCGCATGCTGTAACGCCGCCACGATGTCTACCGTGCTCTCCCAATTGCCGCCCGTTTTCCCGCTCGGCTGAAAGCGGTAGCCCCCGTCCACCACAACGATGTCGGGGCTCAACGATTGCGCCAGTGCCAACGCGTCCGCCACGGTCCTCACCCGATGCTTGTCTGCGATTACAATATCTCCCGTCCCCTCCGTATCCGCTTCCGCCGCCTTTGCCCACGCCGCCTCCGATAACGAATCCATTTCCGCCCGGACCATTTCCCGCCACGGTATCCTATACCGTACCGAGGCAACCCGCCGCCCAATTCGCTCCCCGCTCATCTCCAACGTGATGAACAGTACCTTGAGGCCCCGACGCAACGCATCCTCTGCAATGATGCAAGAAAACCAAGTCTTTCCCGTCTTCAACATCGCGGCAACCACATGGAGGCTACCGTTCACCCACCCAAGAATATGCGAGTCAAGTGTCGGCCACGGCGTACGCATCCCCAACAAACCGCCCGTCTTTTTCACTTCCGCATAAAATGCCGTCCGCGCCTTGCCAGATTCCCGAAAGCTAAACAGCCCTTTCTTTCCCACGGCCGCCAACGAACCCAACCGCTCCCGCAACAATCGCACGGCGGTGTCCGGGTCGCTGTCGTCCAGAGCTACCGCCGCCTTCGGCAGTATCTCCCCGAGGGACATAGAAAGACTGCGCCGCCGCACGTGATCGCAGATATACGCGAGCGGGTCGGGTTCCTCGGGCAACCCTATTCCCGTGCTCTCCTCAAGCATTTTCGGGGTCGGATAGCTCCCGTGTGCCTCATAATACCCCAACACCCACGAGTAAGCTTCCCGCGCATCGTCCTTCAAATCCATCGCAGAAATACCGTGTTCCGCAAGCACCTCGGGGGTACGGTGTTCCAGCAACGAACGGACCAGTCTTTTGCCAAGCGAACTCACACCATGCCCTCCCGAAAATTGTGCCCATCTACTTTTAGCGGCAAGACCGCCTCCATAAGAACGGAGCCAAGCGACGCATATCTTTCTTTCAGCACTTCGGGCGTATGATTACTTGTGATAATTGTGCATAGCATATCGTCCACCCGTGACCGAACCAAATCCTCAATAATAGTTTCAGTGAAACGGGAGTCCCCGCGCAATTGGACCTCATCAATCACCAGTAACGGGGACTGCAAACAGAAATCGTATGTCGTACGCCCATCCCGCCATTCCGTTTCCTGAATAACATGCGAGGCAACAGTCTTCGCGTTTATCCAAAATCCATACACCTCATGCGCCGCCGCGGCCTTCAACGCAATCGCCGCGCATGCGCTTTTTCCCATGCTGCAAAATCCAAACAAATACAACCCCCGCGGCTTTTTCACATTCGCTACAATGTTGTCAACGTACTCCGCAAAGAAGTCCGCGTGCGCACAATGGACAGGAATCTGTGCCAACGTTGCACGCCAGTGCGCTTGAGGGATTCCCATATACTGAAGATGTGCCTCAGTGAGCATACCCCACCTCCAACAGGTCTAATAGGTTCGAGGGGAAATAATCCAGCGGATTTACACGAACAAGCGGATGCCCCGCCGGGGTCTTCATCGTGCGCATCCCCTCCTCATAGGACAGCCGGTTTTCCTTCGCGTGCCGAAAACTGCGATGCTTTACCGCCACCATTTCCGAGCCGCCGAAATTTGTCAAGTGCCACCCCGCATCCCGCAACGGGTGTTCGTATTTCAGGTGTCGAAACACGTGCAGAAGAACCCCCTGCCGGAGGAGCGATTTTAAAAAACGGCCCCGAAAGACTTTAGCGCACCTCCAACTCACTTGCCGTAGATAGGAGGGATGGTAACAAAAATAATATTGTTGGAGGGTCAAATAAGTCACGCACTGCTCGTTCGCTTGCGTTATTGCCTCCCGGCGAATCAGCTCGTCCGCGTCCGATAAAATTATCAAGTCCTCATCCTGACACTGCGCGGCAACATACGTCGCCCACGTTTGAAATGTCAGGTCCTCCTGCTCCCGCGGGTCCTCGCTGATTTGGGGCACCCGCAACGTCAGCACGTTAGCTTCTTTTTCGCTCTCGGGAAAATGGTAAGGATTTGGGTCCCCTTGCGTGGTCACGTCACTCTCGCCCCACACGAAAACAGACACCGCCTCACCTAGATACAGATGCCGCGCCCGGACTAGCGCCTCCTCACAAAAATAAGGGGATGCATACCATACCGCCATCACCACCCCCTGTCCTTTGCCGCCGTAATCTTTTCCGCATCCGCCCGATCAGCCACAACGGACTCCCGCGCCTTAAAACCAGACGTTCGCCACTTTTGCAATTGCTGAACCATCCTTTTACTCGCAAGCAATCGCATCCGGGGGCGATGCCCGACTATCCCCCATGCCGTACAGATGTCGTCCCATCGCGTGAAGAACCACACAAGGAACGCCTCGCACTCCTCCTCGTTTTCATCCAAGTATTTTGAGAATTGATGCATGTAAATATTCTGCATCTTGCGAGTCGGTAGGTCGCTGGGAGTTGTTTTGAACGTTGCCCCGAACAGCTCCCGGAAACGATGACTCAGAAACACGGAAAGGGCCGGGGTTTTCAACTCCTCCCGCGCCGCTCGCCGCCGCGGCCACGCCGCTCGCCGCTTCCGCGCTTCTTTCGCCTCCTTAGCGAGCCTCTCCGCTCCCCGACGAGCCGCCGCAAGTACCTTCTCGGCTCCGGCAGTCCGCGGTGTTTTCTTCTCCCCCAGAGCATACCATTGCAACCCGTCTTTCGTCTCCCCCAAAGAATACCGACCCCCGGAAACCTCTTTTATCCACCCCGCCTCAATCAATGCGCGGAGGGCATACGGTAACCTCCTGGTCCCTTCCCCGCCGCCACACCGCATCTCCAGCTCCCGCCGCCCAATATCGGAGATAAGCATTCCCGAGCCCTTGCACGCACGTGCACCGGGGGAGTATTGCGCAAATACATCTGTGAGCATCAGGCAATACACGAGGATAGAGGTAGGCGATAGGGATTTGGCCTGCTCGCTATGAAATACTTTTGCAAGGTCCCGGTTCATACGGAATACCCCATGACACGACTACGAATACTTGCGTGAACAGCGGGAGACGGTGACGGGCAACGTACCGCGACCCGGGCAATCGCCGTTTCAATAAGAGGCGAATAGCACAACGTATGGTCCCCAATTATACCGAGAGTATCCCCCACCTCAAACACACCGCCCCGCACGGCTTGCCGTTTCTTCAGGGCAATACAATCGAACTCGAACACGCCCGTGGTCGCCACCCGAAGCATGTTGCGGGGAGTGGTCGCCATTACCACCCCCAAGAAAGCCCGAAGCCGCTCATGTGTGAGAAGACACGCATTCTGCAAATCCCACTCCCCGCGAGCCCCTTGCATGTCCACTTGCATCGGCCACGCCTGACCGCGAGATAAATACACGAGCGTCCCGGGGTCAATCGGCGCTGATGGAACGACCTCCACTGTATTTGTGTTACCACTCCGCCATCTGTTATCCATTTTAGTCTCCTTGATAAAAGCGCATATTTTTCACCAAGTATAGCAAAAGGTTCGCCCAAGAGCAAGCGCTAAGCGGTTTTGACTTTCACCAGTGTCGGCCTCCATACCCACCAGATGCCAATTGTTGCACGTATCTCAAACCGCACGGTGTCCGCGGCGACTAGTGTGAACTCCACCTTCTCCTCCGACTCCCCGCCGAGCAAATCCACGTTGTCAATCTCAACCAGACTACTATCGTAGAGAATCAGTTTCGCAGCCGCACCGCCGCCCGCGTTATCGTTGAAAATGCGAGCCTCGTAATCACCAGCCCCCAAATAAATATCCTGATACGCGTACGCGTCGGCCGGATTTGTGCACGACGCATCTAGCTTCAAGCGACCGTCTCCACACCGACAACACCACTTGTCTGATTTAGTCCACACCGCGTTCTCGGTGGACACGGCCGCGCCTTGGAAAATAGAGCACTCCAGCAAATTCGGTGACACGTACTCCGTAGTCCCCAGCGAAGTGAGTGCCTCCACCGTCAAATCCATCGTTGCACTTGGCGAAGGCTCGTAGCCTAGACGGATGCCGGTTACCGCGCCCGTAATCTCTTCCAGTGTTTGCGGTACCGTAAAGGTCACCACGTCCCCCAGTTGCAGACAAGGCAGGTATGCACACCGCACGTCCCACTGGTCCTCAAGCATTTTTGCTTCTTGGAAACGCCGAACCGCTATCTCAAACAGCGTATCCAGATTGCTCACGTACGGGTTCCAAATATCCTCGTCAATCACCCCGTACAACGCCATCAAATCGGGGTCCTCCAATACCAGCTCAATCTGCGTTGCCTCGGGCTCGTCCGTGTTGTGATCGGGACTACCGCCGCCCCATGGAGCGAACCCCGCGAAGCCGCCTGAGACGCCGCCAACGCCCCGCCCGCCCGGCTTGGCTCCCAGCCGCCGCGTCATGCTCTCTTGCCCCTGCGCCTCTGCCTCCCGCTCTTGTGCGAGCCTCTCGTATTTTGCGACCGCCGCCTCTATCTCCGCCATCGGGTGCTTTCTGCCCTGCCTCTCAACGGTAACAGACTGCTCTCCCGCGGGGACGTAATCATCAGGGCCGGTGATTTGTGTTTGAAAGAACCCGGGCGGCGAACTCTCTCCCCCCTCCCCAACCAGTTTCGCGGACCCCCACGAGGTCTGTACATCGGAATTATCAATGTCCTCCCCGTTGCCGTCCGCTGCCTGTTTTGCAATGATTGCCGGGGTGCCCTTGCCGGTCATGATGCACTTTTGCGCAGCGCCCCGCGTAGGCTGGTTCCCGCCCCCTGCCGGAGTGCTCGTTGACGGGAGTTGCGATTTGGTAAAGTCCACCTCCCCGCAATCATAATCGGTTCGGTACTTGCCCCGCACACGAATACGCGTCGGCACGCCGCCCGCAGCCCCCTCAACCGCACTTACCCGGCGCGCCTGCTCCACGGCTTGCGGCGGGATTACGGTATCAACGGCGGAACTTGCATCTTTCCATGCGACCGCGGTCAACACCCCGTCTCGTTGCACACACAAATCACACCGCCCCGCCGCCGCAATTCGGCCCATCTCTCCCAACAGGTCGCTCCCCGCAACAATTTCATGCATCGGGTTCGCCCCGCAATCCGTGAAGTCGTACATCGCAGCCGGGAGGCCCCCGTACCGGGAGGCCAATAGCTCCAGCGCTTCCTTACACGTGCCGGACAGCCGCTCAGTATTCGCTGGCTTATTGCTGAGCCGGGACGCAAACGAAACAACCCGCAGCGAAACAGTGTGGTCCGACACCACATTATTGTCTTCCCGATTGCTGACCAGACCGTACACCCATCGAACATCCCCCTCCCAACACCCCGCGGGAACGTTCCCCAACAGGTCCGCCGACGCTTCCAACCACACCTCTATCGGTTTGCCAAGCACTGCATCATCGGTCCACTGGTCCCCCTCATCCGTAAAATGCACGGTCGCACTATAACTAGACCGCAAGAAGCAAGAAACTTGCCACTCGGTCAAATCCGCGTACATGTCGGCATAGAAATTCCAATTCACATTTGGCATCGTGGGGTCCCTAATTATTGTCCGAGTTGCGAGCGTATATCGTATTACCACCGGACGCATCACACTCCGACACGCTTACATAGGCTACATCCGTTCTACCGTTTGCATCTAGCGTCCATGTCCCCGTCGCATCCAAATCGAGCAAAGCACCCGCCGCCCCTTTAAGCGTGAGCAACCCACCGCATGTGATGCTCACGCTGTCTAAATCTCCCCCGCCCGAAACTTGTACTGGAGGTGTAATGGACAACGGGCCGGTTGTCTCTACGGTCTGTTGATTGAAATTTATCGTGCCGCCTATCGTGGCAACAAAGCTCGTCGCCGTCCACCCGTCCACGAACGTAAGGACACCGCCACTTTTTTCACTACGAAGATTCGGCAATGTGAGGGCACCTAAATCAACGGATTGATTTCCCGCCCCGTCAAATGTCACTGTTCCGCGATTGGGATTTACCGTGCCCACGTCAGCACAGTCAAAGTCCCCGCCCACTCTCCACTCGCCGCCGCCCACCGACCACTCCGTACAATCCAGCGTCATAGCTCCTAACACGGTCACGTCCTTGTCATGCAAAGAACCGTCAAGGTGTCCCGTGTACCCCGCCGCGGCCTCTAGCGTTGCAAGCGCCGCGGTACCCGAGGCGTCCGCGTTTACATCGCAATCGGTCACGTCCGTAGCGTCAAAAGTCACCTCGTCATCCCCGCCCGGCGCAGTGTCCCCCGACCAATTTATCCCCGTCGCAAACAAGCCATCGACCGGGCCGGTTCCTCCTCCCCAGATACGGTCCGGGTCCCTCCACCTCCGCTGTCTTAATCGCAGCGGTGCGAACGGGTCGCGGTAGAGGTGTTGAAGCTCGGCGGGAGCGAGAACCCGGGGATAAAGAAGTACGGCATATATTTTCGCAGCGATGCATCGCCGCGGTGCTAGGTCATAGTAACCACCGATGATGAGGTCGGCGGCCCCCGCTGTGAGGTTTGCGGATGTTTCTTGGTAGCTATACGTAGGCGCTTCAACGCCGTCGCGGTACAGCCGACCGCTATGACCGGGACCGTCCCAGACCCCAGCATAAGACCATAATTCGCCACTCATCGATCCCCATGCGGTCGTCGCAATTTTCTTACGAGCCGCGCCGTCGCCTAGTGTCATCCACCACTCGCCCGCGTCTCCTATTCCACAATGCCACCCGGCATTGTTGCCCCAGTCTACGGCGTCCGCTTTTGAGAGAAGCCCAACAAAGGTGTTGACTTCGGTGTGCTCAAACAATACCACAAAAGAAAACGGACCTGAAAAGTTGAAAAGCGTATTGTTTCCGCAGTTGACGCGATCATCGGAACCGTCGAAGTCGAGCCCGTGGCCCACCTGACCGACGAACCAATCCGTCGCCGGGGCCATATTTGTCAGCGTCCCGTGATTGCCCCGCCCGCTCCAATCTCGCAATGTCAACCCGGTCGGTCCCAATGTCGGATACCATGCCCCGACAAGCCCTCGCCAGAGGTTTGGATACCGCGGCAAGCCGTCCCGCGGCGCAAATCGTCCTTTATACGAAGGTATCGCCAGACCGTGTTTCATCTTACGCCGCTGCCTGAATGTCGGGGATGAGTGGTGTAAGAGTGATATGCGTTTCGTCCATTGCCGTCGCCGTAGATCGAAATGCTGCGTCCGTGCTGTTTACCACAACCAAGGAACCGTATCGGTACGGCATCCAAAACCGCGCGATGTCGGTATCAATGTTGACCACCTGATTGAGAACGGTCATAGAACCGATGAGGAGCAATTGCGTCAACCCCGCTACCGTGAACGCAGCATCCGCCCCCGACGCGTTGCCGGGGTTACCAGTCGCAGCCGTGGATGACGGGGAGCCCGCCCAATAGAAGTCAACTGTTCCACCCGCCGTTGGAGCCGCCTCCCACTCAATGCACGCCCCCAACAGCCACTCCGCCGCCCACGCCGAACCAAGGTCCGCCGTTTTCGTTGACTGCCTCGCCGCAGCCGCCGCGATTCCCGTCAAGTCCAGTTGAACTTTCGTGGGGGTGTCTGGAGATGTGATGCGAATGTCGTTTGCCGCCGTTGTCGGTGGACCCGCGCCCGCGTTTGGAAAATCGACAGCATCCGCGAACAGCAGTTGCGTCCCATTGACTTGTAGAATCTCACGTGTAGACATTACTTTCCTCCCGTGCGTACCCCAGCGGGGATATTAGATGTATCGGAACCGCGCATCCAAATTTCGTGCTCTAAATGCTCGGCAAAATTCTTTCGTATCATACGCTCCAAGTCTTCCCGACGAGTCATGCCGCGGTCCTTCAAACGCGCCCGACACAACTCCGCCGAAACCCGGCCCCGCCCCCACACGCCGCTCCGCTGAAACCGCAACACCGCCCACTCGTAGGCTGCGATATGGTCAAGCACGTTTTGAGTCGCGGCAGAGGTAACCAAATCCCAAATATCCGTCGCCACAACACAAGCGGCCTCGGGCCAAACATCATTATATCCGATTGACGCAGATTCGAGAAACGTGCGCGCCCGCTCCGTGCAACGCTCCCGGGACCGGGGATCAGGCTCGATGCCCGTGATGTCGATATTGTGCTCCAACGCCATTTCCAAAAACACACCGTCGAAACTCCCCACCTCCAACACGGTCCCCGGCCCCACAAGCCGCTTCACCGTCTCCACTGCCGCCGCCAACGTAGCGAGCGCCTTCTGCCGGTACCCCCACCCCCGCCGATGTGCGTACCAAAGGTCGGACCCTTTCTTGCTGCCCTCCAACCCGGCCCTACCGATGGCGCGTCCGCTCGCCAGCTCTTGAATATAAGCCCCCCAGAGCGATTGTACGCGAGGCTCGGCAAACTCGGCGCAACAATGCCTCTTGGCCTTTTGAGCCGCCGTAGCGACGCGAGACGGAGCATTTACCAGCTCTAAGAGCCTCTGCGCCATTGCCGCCGCGTCCGGCATGCCCCAAAGGTCGTTAGACCGCGAGATTAGGGTACTCGGAGGCACCAACCAGGGGGAGTCGGGGTCGCCCACCACTTCGGGGAGGGTGGTGGTGGCATTCAAAATCTGCGGGGTACCGCACGCCGCCGCCTCCGCCGTGGGAATGCCAAAACCCTCCCCGAGCGAAGTCGAGATGCGAAAATCACAGAGGTGGTATAGCCCGGCGAGGTCGCGGCGGGTCATGCCGTTGCCCCAATCAAAATCGGTGTAGCATACGTCGCCCTCCAAGCCGTACAGTTTCTCCATCTTGGGTAAATCATACCCAATCTCACCTGACCGACGCCCCTCAATCGTTGCCCCGGCCCCGCGGCGCGTGTGTGCCACTAGCACCACGTCATGTCCCTCCCGCTTTACACGGCGGGCGATGTCAAAGGTGGCGTCCCACATCTTGTGATGGGTGTTACGATCCACGTTCAACAAGATTATATCGCTCTCCGAAAAAGAGTGCCGCAACCGGCGTCCCCACACCGCTCTCAGTTCTTTCCGCGCCTGTGATCGCCGTTTATGTGACATATACTCAAACTCATCCGTCGCAACCCCGTGCGGTATTATGACATTCGACTCCACCGACGGCGACCAGAGCTTCTGCGAATACTGAGACAAGTGCACGAACCGACCAGGGGGCACGCAACTCAACGCCTCGTGCCCCTCGGGCAAGGACGTTCCTTCCCACGGCATCCACACGCACAATTCCGCGTTCGCGGGTACGGTCGGCACTTGAAGCATCATGTTATTGATGGTCAGGCACCAGAAAATCACCACTACGTCCGGGCGAAGCTTCTCCGCCAATCGCTCCACAAGTGCAACGTCATAGATACAATCAAAACGCCACTCCCGCAAGTTCGGCGGAAGCTTACCCTTGAACTTCGGCCCGGCCTGACATATTACCGTCACATCATGCCCCTGCTTTGCCAATCCTTCGCAAACGAGTTTCGTTTGTTGCCCGAACCCGGACGGCATCTGCATAGACTCCGAGAGCCACAATACTTTCGCCATGTCATACTCCTTTTAATAGCCCCAAAACCGAGGGTCCCACAACGTCCCAATCCACCATCTTGCGGGCACCCATTTCCTGGGACTCGATCAAAGGGCACCCAAACGCAGCGTCATCAATATAGATGTTTGCGTACGCTTTCGGGCTCTCCGTCCATGCCCTGTCCCCCACGCCTTCGTTGACGGCATCAAACTGGATTCCCGCGCGGGTACAATATTCCACGGCGGCATCTAAGTAAAGACCGCTCCGCATCGTCCAGAGAATAAGGGTGGCCCCGTGCTCCTGCCACCGGCGCATCCACTCAAACGCTCCCGGGACGGGCTTGCCTATGTCAGGAAATTTGTGCTCCACTATGGTTCCGTCAAAGTCAACGGCAATTCTCATGTCATACTCCAATCTTTTTCCATTTTGACCCCCCGGGAGCCTTGCACCCGTACGCAGCCGTCTCCTCGTATTTTGCAAGATTAATGAGCGACTTGTCTCCCTTCAGCTTACACCCACAAATCCCGCAACTCATAGAGCCCCCCAACTCCGTGACGTGGGGGCACGTAGAACAAATAACGAGCCGCGCCTTCATCCGATCCTCACTGACCGTCTCCCCACACACCACGGCCCGCAACATGTTGAGCGTCCGTGTAAACGAGTCAAAACTAACAAACATATTACGCCTCCACGTACCGAAATCCGGGATAGGGCGAGGGTTGCACGTGCGTGCACCCTCCCGGTTCAACCGGCTCAAACGTGAGAGTCTCCCCAAACTCGTCTAACTGCATAGCACTGAACCCATCCCGCACAAATTGAGGCGGCGACATGTGAATGCCGCGTTGCCCAATATACAACCCGCGGTTCACAACGGGGGCGAGTCGCACCCACCCCGCGGCATGAAATAGGTGCTCGGTCGCCGCGTCTTGTCCCGTGGCGGGGCTTCTCCAGTGTGCCTCCAAAGAAGCCCGCCACGCCGCGTCCACCGGAAACCCGGGGTTGCGTTCGGTACGTGGTTCCGCGTCCCGCCTCTTGAACCAATCGAGAATAGAGCGATGGGGCCGGTCGTTGTAGCGGACCGCCCCAAGAAACAGGTCCTCGTATCGGTATAAGCACGGCGCAAAAGATCGCCACGCCCGCCGATGCATCAAATACCCCCACCAGTTCGCAAACGTCCCGCGCACCTCTGCCAAATGAGTCTGCTTCGTAGCGGGTCCCATCACACACAAATTCCACCCCTGAACCGCCCCAACATTCGCGTAATTCTGCATCGCCCAATCCAAGAGGCGTTCACAAAAGAACAAATACTGCGACCCCGGTACCATGTCGTCCTCAAACACAAAGACCCGGGCGTACCCAAGATTATCAAAGAGCTGCCGCCGCGCGTCGATGATATTTCGACCGCAACCAAAATTCACAGGACGCCGAGTGACCACGCACCCCGGCAACAGGTCCTTCGCCAACTCCTCTTGCTCATCCGTGGCGTCTTGATTTTCAGTATAGTCCAAAAACACAAAGACGGGCAGTTCGTGGATGCGAGCATTCTTGGCAAGGGCTCGCACTGTCTGCGAAAAATAGGTCGGACGGTCGTGCCCCACAACGGCAACCGCCGTCGTCACTTCCGGCAACCGCATCCTTTCTTTTTGGTAGGCTTCGGTTTCGCAGATGTCGTACCGCTGCGCGGACCAATCGAGTCCTCGGGCGAGCGGTTCAAGGTATCGGAAGTCGGGGTCGTTGGGGTCGATGGCGACTGCCCTGGAAAAAGTACGCTGGGAGGCAAGTGCCTTCCAGCTCCCCCTTCTGCTACTGATACACGTCAACCGACACTTATCACCGCTCGCTTCTCGCCCACACCAGACCCCGTCCGGGTCCAGCGTCAGCGTCGCCGTGGGATGCCCCTCTGCGTTGGTCAACAATAAAGTCGGCCCGGCCTCCCTCAACTCGACGCGCCACTTGCGCATCTCCGCAGAGCCACCCATGCTAATGGTCCCCTCCGCCTCCAACCGCATGCCCCGGGGCTGACTCCGCATCGGAGCATATCGATAAAGACTGGAGGTGGCAAGCTCCCTCTGGATTGCCTCCGCCCACTGCTCGTCCAACGTTTCTGACATATCTTACTCCTAAATCAATCCATAGTATTCCAGGCAATCGTGGCAACTGAGGCCCACAAAAGTATCCAAAGCAACTTGCCAAGTGTCCGCCGCATCGCAAGACCCCAGCAACAAGCCGCATTCCGTTTTCGAGAAATCGTATTGGGTGCCGGACATCTGAAAATAAACGCGAGCGTTTGCAGTATATAAATATACCGAGCCGGGGTCCACCGAAAATATCGGGAACGTGCACTCCGCGTCCGTGTTCACTTGCACCTTGCCCGCATCAAACTCCAAACAATCTCCATAGTACACCCGCAGCTCACCGTCTTCGCATAGGAGGCCGTCCCCGTAATTCACGCTGAGCACGCCGTCATCACATACAAGTCCGCAGCCGTAATCTACATAGAGACGCCCCACATCGTCCAGGGCAAGCCCGCAACCGTAGTAGACCCCCAAATAATTCCCGAAGGCGGTGAGGCCGTACCCATAATAAATGTCATCAGCAGTCCACCGCTCCGGCAAGTGCACCCGCGCCTCCCAAGCGGTATAAATAGGTCGCCCGGGGTCGATTTTACACTCCTCCCGCGGTGCCGTTGTCAACACCTCATGCCGTGTCTGAATAACCGGCCCCACGGCAATTCGCCCTTTTCCGACAATACCCTTTCCAGCAATGCTACCGGGGTCCGCGTACCCGGCCGTCTCCGTCCCACGGTATGCGGGGTCGGGGTACAGAAACGTGGACTCTCCCATCCCACGGGGGTCAATCTTCAACCACGGCTTGCCGCCCGTGCCCGGCAAGTACCCCGGATAGGAAGTGTCGCAGTCAATAGTGACCTCCTCCGCCTTGCAACACTGAAACGTCTCACCCGTTGCCACGATGGTGAAATTTGCACACGCCAACAGCCAGAACTGACTTGTCTCCTCGCACAAAATGTCCACGATGCAAGAGCCGTTATTGCTCCCCCCAATCACCACCCCCTCATCGTCTGGATTTTGGATCACAGTCCAGCTCGTACCGCCAAACGTAATCAAGTCGTTTCCGTCCGCGTCCTTACAATCATACGTCAACTTGAGATGGAATAGCTCCCGCGTGCAACAGTGCACCCGGGGTCCCGGCCCGTTCAACTCCATGGTCACGTTGAAGAGATCGCAATACCCGTCATTCGTACCCGCCGAGGACTTCGGCTCGGCCTTGCGACCCGTGGGACAGTCCCACTTGAAACTTCGGGCCTCGCTCTTGTGCGAGATACCACCCGCGCCGTCGTGCGCCATCACCCGCCAATACAGAGACTCGCCCATACGAATATCGCGGCGGTACAAAAGATGATAATTCGTGTCGGTTGTTTGCGAACTGCGCAGCGTGGGTCCCGCAAAAGACGATTCGTTACACCACTGAACAATATAATGTGTGGCACCGTCCACTGCCTCCCACTGTAGATTGCACCCCGACGCGTCCAAGTATTCTTTACCCTCCTGGTCGAAGGGCTCCGTACAGATGTTCTGCCCCTCTCCTGGATACAAGAGAACGGGCGGCTCAAGGTGCGCATCGCTCTTCCAATCCAATTGCGGAAATACTGGATACGTGTATAGTCCCTGATATATGTTATACCCGCACGTCATAGTATGTCTCTCTCCGCACAGAGCGCGCCCCACGTTACCGCGTTACGGCAAACCGCCGCCACGCCATCGGGAAAGGCGACCCCATACTCAAAAAGTTCTAAGCCCTCCAAATACCTCGGCCGCTGCGCGTCGTGTAAGACGGCAACCCCGTCACCGCCCCGACCAATACTTATTTTCGCGGCAAGCAGACAAGCCACCCGACGACGCCCGTCCACGAAATAAACATCGTGTTTTCTATCACACGCAAGTCGGGCGTACCGCGCACTGCCCGGCGATACGTAGAGCTGGAGCAACCCCGGTGCGTGTGGGTGCAACCATTGCCTATCGTGCTCAACACTAACGACCGCTGCTCCCGCAGAAATCGCAAGGTCGGTACTCAGCCCCGGCCCCCACTCAAAAACAGACCAGGACTGCCCGGGCGGAGGGCACAATCTGTCAAGGAGAGCCGCGTAGACTCGGCTGAAGCTATGAATCGGGGCGTGCTCGCCCGAAGGGCGAATGTCGTGGTACCATTTTGTCATATCCTACTCCGTCTGCACGTGCGTGCAAGGTCAAATGACCGGCTCGCAGACCGCGTTCATCGCTACTGTCACGCATACTACTTGAAACATGCCTGAAACGTCAAACATGCGACCGCGAACAGAGGGCTCATCCAACTCAATGAAACGCACGCTCAGCGTCTCCCCCCAATACCCGACAAAGGCGTACAGTGTAGATACGTCAACCGCGTACCACGTATAGAACTGTTGCCACTCAACGGGCGTGCATTTGGGACAAGTCCAAGGGAGGCCGCTGTCCCCGTGCACAATCTGCGCCGGTTTTGCGTACTGATGCACGACCGCATTCGCCGTCGCCCTCGTATTGGTCCGCTTACGAGGGACATACGGAGTATAGCTAAACTGAACCGGCAAGTCAACCCCTGCCAAGGAGGCTCTAGGTGGATACGCCATTACATTCCCCCGCCTTGCATGCCGGACCGCTGAAGCGCGTTGCCAATACGACGCTCAACACTATCCAAGTCCAGATTGTTGTTCACTTGCATTTCCACGCGCCGGTTATCGTTCAAAGTCTGCGTCATAGGCTGTAACGCCCCACCTGTATCCACACGCCCCGCGGGCGGCGACGCCAGTGCACGAGAGATAGACATGCTACGCAGCCGCGGCAACGCCTGCTCCAGAGAGCCCACCACCTTTCCAACACCGCCCGCAACCGCCGCCACGTTCATATCCATCACCTGAAGCAAGGAGGGGGAGTGCGTAGTAGCGGGGTCTAGCTCTACCTTGATCTGTTGCATCGTGAATTGTACCGCGTCCACCATGCGTTGCGCCTCAATCTGCCACGCCCCCACAAAAGCATCCACCCACAAGACCGGCGCGGTCTGAAAATCGTTAGCTATGCTTTGAAATGCCGCGGCGATGCCGTGGTGAAGCGTCAACACGTCGTCCTGAAGGACCGCCAATCTCTCGACCAACATTGCACTCGCTTCCGACGCCCCGGGCAATTGCGCTTCCTCGGCACGCTTACCCGCGATTTGTTGACTCATTTCCGCCTGCGTCTTCGTACGGCGAATTAGCAAATCCAGCCTCTCAGCCGCGGCCGAGTCGTCTTTCATCCGGGCGCGCCGCTCATACAACCGCGAGAGCTTCTCCTCCGCCAAGATTGCCTGATCCGCTGCAATTCTCGCCCGGTTCTCCTGAATCTGCCGTACGATTGCGATAGCCTGATAGAGCATTAAAATGTCCCGCAACGAGCGAACCCGCCTAACGAGCTGCCCGGAAATGCTACGCTCCAACTCCAGTTCCCGCTTCGCAATATTAGTCGTCTTCTTCTTTTTCTCAGCCTCCTCATCCATTGCCTTTTTAACGTGCGCCCTTGCGGCTGCCTCGGCAAGCTTCAACGCCTCTGCCTTTTGCTGCTCGGCAAGCTTTCTTTCCTTGTCGCTAAGCTCCTTAGACAGAGCAAACGTCTCCTCAATCTCCTTCTTCTTTATCCGCAACCGCTGTTCCGCCTCCAGCCGGGCGGTTTCTATTTTGTCTTTACCGTACCGCGACTCAGCAATCCGCATGTCCTCCATGAACTTCAGCCGGTCTTCCTTCTCCTCCAGAAGCTCCTTTTGCGTCTGCTGTTCCAAGAAGATGGTGTTCTGTTCTCGTAGATGTTGGAGCCGTTGAAGTTCCTGCTCCCGCGCTTCCGCTACCCCCCGCGCTAATTGTTCTTCCACTTGCTTCTGCGCAAGTAATTCGCTCCCGAGTTGTCCCTTTTCTTGGAGCATCCTCACCTCTGCCGCCGCGGCCTCCTCTTGGGCACGTGCCGCAACCCGCCCCTTCTCCGCGAGGTCAATCGCATCTTGCAACACCTTCTGACGTACCTCCGCCTGTTGTTCCAGTTCCCGTATAGCACCAGCGCGGCCCTCGTGGTCGTCCTCAAAAATCTCAGCCTCTATCTTTGCGACCTTTTTCAACTGCTTCTCAAACTCCGCCTCCTGCTCAAGAATGCGCGCCTGCATTTCAATCCGACGAGCCTCCCGCGCCATTGCTTCCGGGTCCCCGCCCCCCGCAATCGGCACGTTCTCTCCCGCTTGCAACGCGTTCAACTCCGCCTGACTGTCAATTAGTTGATTCAATAGGTCGTGGTGTTTTTGGAGCGCCTTATTTTGCTGCTCCGTTAGGTCCTCATTCAGCTCCAACCCCGCGGCCACCTTGTTGAGAAAAGATCGCCACCACCCGGCCCCGAGCTTCGCAGCGTCTACAGAGGCGGTTAGATTCTCCCGCAACTCACGGATTTCTTTATTTAGCGCCGTTATTCGCCGTTGTCGAACCGCCGCATTATACCGCTCCTGTCCAGCCGCGAGCCCCGTGATGCTCTTAGTAGTTTCGTCCACCTCAATACCGAGGTCCCCGTAATCTTTCTCCAGCCCCTCTATCAGCCGCGTCGCCTCCTTCATCTCCTCGTTCGTAAGCTGCTCCTTCTCAGCAAGCGCCTCCAGGGACCGCATGTGTTGATTGTCCATCAGTATCTTTTTATCGCTTGCCTGTCGAGCATGCCTCATCTCGGTATTTACCCCGCGCAGCGCGGCCTTCAAATCCTTGAACAAAACGAGGAGCACGGGCAACGCCATCAGCATCGCCCCCAGCGCAATCGGGTTCGTCGCCAGCAATCCCACCAGCCCGGCAAAAGCCGTATACAGCCCACCGACCGCACTCGTAAGCATACCGAGCATCATCAACAGCGGTCCCACCGTAATGAGCACGAGTCCCAGCCCCGCGGCGAACTTGCCAATTGACGCAACCAGCTCCTCGTTTGCCCCTATCCAGGTCTTCAACTCCGCCACCCACTCCCGGGCGCTAGTGAGTAGCTCTTCGAGGTCCGTCTTCATTGCATTGAAAATATCAATTGCAACGCCTTCCAATATGGACTTCAACAGCACAAAAGCGCCGGTAATGTTGTCCAATTTTATTTCCTGCATCTCCTTCGCCACCCCTGCCGCATCTTCCAACCCGGCAAATACTTGGCGAATCTTCTCCTCTGATTGCGTCATAAACGCGAGCACGCCACGCCCCGCACGCAAGCGGAAAATCTCAAGCACCTCCAGCGCGGAAAGATTGGCCTCCTTCAAATTCAAAATCACCGTTGCGAGCTTTTGCACCTCGGGATTAATGTCCCGAAATGTCATACCGTGCCGACGCATTATTTTGTCGGCCTTCTCCGTATTCTTGACTAGCATTGCTTGCATATTTGCGAGCACGGTACCACCCCGGCTCGCCTTGATGCCCGCATTTGCCAACAGACCGAGCGCCGCGGCCGTCTGCTCCACGGTCTGCCCTAGAGAAGCTGAGAGGGGAGCGGCATATCGCATGGACTCCCCGAGCTTTTCTACGGTTGTATTCGTCGTGGTCGCAGCCTTCGCAAGAGCATCAACCACCCGACCCAACTCGTGCGCCTCTAGCCCAAAAGCGCGCAGCGTGTCCGCCGCAATTTCCGCGGCCCGTCCAAGATCAAGGGAGCCCGCCGTGGCAAGTTGAAGGGTCGCAGGGAGAGCCTCTTGTATCTCTTGCAAGGAGAAGCCCGCTAATCCCAAGAAATGCGCAGCCTCCGCCACTTGCCGGGCCGTCCATTCCGTAGTGGCTCCCAAGTGAAGCACCTGCTCCGTAAAACCAGCGAATGCCTCCGCGGCACCCGCGGCAGACGGTCGCAGCTCGTCCACCACGGCCACAACCGAGGACATCTGCTTCTCAAAAGAGGCCCCCGCCACGATTGCGGGAGTAAGGGCAGCAACAATTGCAGCGCCCATGAAACTCGCTTGCATGCCCATCGTTCGCATTTTCATGCCAACGGCTTGCGCGGTTTTGCCGATTGTTCGCAGTTTAGTGATGACCTTATTGGTCGTCGCTGTGAAACCACCCGCGTGAGCGCTAATACGTAGAACAGCCTCTCCAAGGTTCATCAGTCACCCTCTTTCTGATACGCGAACCCTCTCGGCCTCTCCCCGTCCTCATCGCCGCTGTCTCCGACTACCTGAGTCACCCATCGGCGGTACGCACCGGCCTCGGCTTGCGCGGCTCGAATTGTCTCCGCGAGTTCTACACGAGCTTCCGCCCGTCGTATGCTAATGGAATCGGAATAGCTTTCAAGCTGAAACAGCGTGTGTTTCAACGTGTCTCTATCTCCCCACCCGTACTCCGAAGCGAACTGGTCAATCAAGTCGCTGATGTCATCGGCGGCTCGCTCGGGGTCAAAATCCCCGGCGGGATCATCTCCGAAAAAAGGTCGCGCAGTTCCTCCCAATCAACTGCCTTTTTCGCCGCGTTCAACCACTTGACCCAATCCGAAATTCCAATGTTCTCAAACATCGTAGGCGTCGTGCCACACGTCGAAGCGGCGACCTGTCGCAACGCAGCCAATACTTCCGGCCTCTTTACGGCCTCCAACAGCCACGCTATCGCAGCCTCCTTGTCAGCCGTCTCATCCGCGAGGGAGGGCAACCCTTTCAACACCACTGCCAAGTCTCCGGCAATGGTAACAATCTGCTCCAGGGTCAGCTCCCGAACACGCACGTCCCCAATCGCTTTCAACGTAATAGGAACGCCTACGTTCACCAGTCGTTCAGTCGGTGTCATTGTCTTTATCTTTCATCGTCTCGTAGGTGTGGGGTCGCTTCCGTTTGGTCCGTGCCAAACTACTATGAAGCATATCCCGAAGATTGTTCTGCTGTTGCACATATCGCTGAGGCTCTACGGTCGTTGCCCCGTTCCGATAGTCGAACATGAGCTGTCGTAGTGCTTCCTCGGTGGCATCAACAGAAAAAACAAAGAAGATTGTGATGCCCCGGCCCTCCCCGGCCGCCTCCACGCGCAGCAAGTTCACACCTTCCTGACACCACAAAAACGCAGCCTCGTTCAGGTCTTTTGTACCGAACGGGGCGCTGCGACTTTTACATTCACTGTCTTGCATCTACTCATCTCCCGCAACGCCCCCGGGCGGGGGCGATTGCTTTAGATCACGTCGGCATACGGAATGCTGACGGTGATGTTACCAGTCGCGGCGATGTTGGTCAGCGAAGTGAGCGTTAGCTCAGCGTACTTCCCAGCGAAGTTCCAAACGACGTTTTTGAAACCGTCGCCCACGCCCTCGTAGTCGCCAGAACCCTTCACGTCGGTGTCCCCGTTCGTGTCCAGGTCGCTGCGCTCCGCGGCGATAAACTGGTCAATCGCATCTCCAATCACCATGCGAATCATTTTGGAGGTCGTGAGCTTATAGGCAGTGTCGGTGACCGTGAAACGTACCGTCGTGCCAGAAGGGTTGGACTTCACAACGGTGAAGTCGCCCATGTTATTGCTCGCACCCCCTTGAACATAGCTATGACCCATCTGGCCATCTCCTTATTCTAAAAAAACGAAAAACGAACACGCTACACCACGCGTTCTATAGAGCACCCTCTTGCAACAGTCGGAGCGCGTCGTGCCGCACGCGCTTCCTGCTCGTCCACTGCGTACCTCTTGCGGTATTGATTGCCGCAAGCGCCGTGAACATTTGACCCGCCGTGGGAGAGTATGCGTTGTTTCGCCTCTCCCCCGGCACCCGAAAGTTCTTGACCTCCGGGGCCGTGTTGATACCCTGCGCCGTAAGAGTAGTGTCCACGTAGCTTCCGAGTTCACTTGAAGCCATTGCAAAACCTCCCGGATTAGGTGTCAACGATTGTGCCGAACTCGCCGTTCGAGTCTTTCAAACACTCGAACTCGACTTCGATTCCGCTCTCTTCATCGCGTTGCATGTTATACTCTTTGTTGTTGAACGTGATCGCCTTTGTGATGGTGACCGTCCTCGTCGCACAACTAGGAGCCTCCCCTACCAAGACCAGGGCATGCTCATCAACCCAACACGAATCGTTATATCCGAGCGTGAGCGTTGAGCCGCTAAGACTTGCGGAGGGAAGCATGAACGCGATACGGAGGTTCTCCAAGGTGATTTCCAACAGGGTCGTCACAATGTAAAACCGTTCGTTCGCGCGGCCTCGTTTGACCACGCCAACGGCTTGATCCGCTTCGACCTCGACAAACGTGGGCTCGTAACGAAGCATCGTTCCGCCCTTCGTATATCCAAGGTCTACACCGTCGAGCGAAATTTGCGCAGCGCCGATAAGAATGTTGTCGGAACTAGCCATTTCTTCCGCACCTCGTAAACTATGCTACCGGGCAGGGGACCCCAATCCAAATCAAAGCCGCCCTGACCAGCACTTCCCAAGTATCCGTATCTTCATCATACATCTGTCCGGCGCGGGATAGAAACCGGGAACCATAACAGCGTACAGCCGTATCACTCGGGTCCCAATAGCTCCTATTATTGTCCGCAGCGTGGAGCAACTCCTCAAGTCTATCAGCTATTTTAATCGCTGTCAATTCCCCGGCCGCCCCCTCACCAATAGCGCGAAACTCCACCGTCGCATTCTGGAGCTTTGTCACCTCTACACCCACCAGCGGAACAGAGGAGGCCACACGCACCCCGAGGAAGGGCGTTCGACCCTTCACCAGCGGGGTATCGCGTCCTATGTGCAACACGGTCGCACTATGTTCCGTCAACGTCACCAACGAAGCATCCGATACCAGCTCAGCGACGATTGCCTTGTTCAGTTTTTCTTGTCCCACCCACGCCATTATATCTTTCCCAACCGGGTCTTCAACCGCCGAACCACGTCCAGCGACCACTCGTCTTGACGCTCTTCCCACGCCGGAATGACAAATGGATGCGGCTTCGCCCCCTTCTCTTCCAGTGTATCATAAATCGCCCACGCAAGCGACTCCGCGCTTGCCCGCCCGCTCTTGCCAATACGGCGACCTCCAAACATCTTCTTCTTTACGTACTGCAAAATCTTTCCAAAATCCACCGTCTCCTCGCCCGGCTTCCATCCGCGCTCCACGTGGTAGCCGTAGGGCACCCCCAACGCCCCCACCTCGATGGAAACACCGCCCTCCGAGAAACGCGTACCCATTCGCTGAAAGAGCTGCCCGCGAAAAATACTGCGATTTTTAGTCAGCTTCATACGCATCGCGGGGACAAGAATGTGCTGCGCCGACGTGTACATCGCCGCCGCGGCTTCGGCGGGCATTTTGCTTGCTGCGCCCGCAAGCCGCGCCCGCACTTTTTCCATTCCCTCCAGCCTCATGACCACATGCATCTTAGACCCCCTCGTACTCCGTAATCACGGATGTGTGGTGGTACGCGCCCACCTCATCAATCTGGTCCCGAGCACTCAGTACCCGAAAATCCTTAGTCCCCCACCCGTAGGTGACCTCCCAATACCCCGCCGCGTCCCCCGCGTCTGGCCACCCAGACAGCGCCCACGGATTATCCGTTGCGGAGCCGCCTAGAGCAATGGTGCCCCCGGGGTATGTAAACACCCATTGACCCCCGAAAGCGAGCGTATACGTGCCGTCCGTGTACGTGGGAGGGGTCGCTAGGTCGGAGTCTAGCGTCTGTACGTCTGCCGGGGTCATAACCGTGCCCCACGTGGGCAACGTTGCCGGGATAGGCGGAGTGTTGTTCGGGGGGTCCCCGTACGTCACCCGCACAAAATCGCCCTCTGCAATGTTGGGGGAGTACTCCAAGAGCACGCTCCACCCGCGCTTGCCCGCCTGTCCGAACCGCTGTATCCGCTCCTCAATAGAGGCAACCGTCAATCGGCACGCCCGCGACGCGTACACCTCCGTCTCAGCGCCCCCGGGCGTGATGCCGCCCGCGCCGTCATCCGCGTCCGCCTTGCGAATAATATCAACGGTGTGTACTAATCCAAGCAAAGGATGAGACATCGTACCCTTGCACGTGCGTGCAACTCCTACCAGCGGGGATTGTCAAACGTCTGCTTCTTATCCGGCACCGCTTGAAACATGCTACTGAAGTTCAAGTACCGGCTGAGCATTTGATCGACCAGGGGAATGCCGGTCTGTTGCCCAAACTTAAAACCCGCGTCGTACTCTATGGCGAAATCATCCCACGTCACCTTCTGCACGCCCGCAAGAATCATTTTTGTGCTTCCAGGCTTCAACCGCTCCAACACCATTAGAATCGCAGCCCGCGTGATCTCCGCCGGAGTGCTTGCACGGCCCCACGTCCCGACAATCTGAATATTTTGCTGCCCTCTCGGCCACACGCCGCCACGTCCAATCCGCCTGCGCGGACTATCATCACTCCACCCAAACGCGACTTGGATATAGTAATCATAGGCAACATAATCATCGCCTTCCACATACGTATCCAGAACGGTTGTTCCGTCAATATCCAAGTTCTTGCACGTGGTAATAGAGAGCAAAGGGTACGGCGGGTCCGGCTGAAAGAACAGTGTGCTGAGCCCGTTGCCATCAAACAGATTGGTTTCCGCCTTCGTGTAGAAAATGTCACCGCAGATAGCCTCAATCGCCGCCTCCGCAAGTGTGATCTCTGCATCGATTTCATCGTTTGTGTAGGCGGATAGGTCCACCACTGCGCCGTTGATCTTGAATGCCCGAACCGCGGCGGTCGTTGTGTAATTTCCCATCGTACTTCCCGCGTTAAAGATTCCACTTGTATTCAAACCAATCTATAACGGCTTGTTCATCGCTGTCCGACAACACAGAATTGAACACGGCGACCTCATACAGCTCAAGGTCCCCCGCGTTAGTATTCTTACCTATCTTTGCCCAGCTAAAATTAGACGCCCCCATGTTTTCATCGCCGGATAGCGTACCCATCTCCCACTCCAGTTTCCCACTTACATCGCTTTTCTTGAGGTGCACTAGGAACGCAGTATTCGGGGCCGGGTCTACACCACTTGTGACAGTAAACGTACCGCTCGCAATTCCTTTCGGCGCATAGTCACCATCTGGATCGGAACTACCGGACTTCTCGTACCACGCAGTCGCAGGAGGAACCCCAACAGTGGTTGACATGTACCACAACCCGCCCCCGTTATACCAAATATGATAACCCCCCGCCCCTGACCAATATGACTCTCCGTTGTGTGTGCCCGCGAGAGTATAAATACCTTCATTCGGGTTAAAGATAGAACAGTCTGCGTACTTGTTCGCCGCTCCAGTGAAGGGTTGTGCGTACAACGTTGTATCAATCCAAATTAGACCCAGGATATAGGTCGGGGAAGCACCATAATTCAACTGAAAACCAGCCGAATGATAAGGCGGAGGTGTTGTGGGGGCGGGGAAAGCATCTGGCAAATAAATTTGAGTATTGGCCGAAACCGGCTTCAACACCATGAAAATATCACCGTTAAAATTCGGTAATACTTGATACCCCGCAGAAGGTGTTATGTCGCTGCCTCCTTGTATCAATAATCCAGAATGTCCTTCTCTAGTAACCTCGGAAGTACCAAGTGGAACCCCTACAGTGTCCAAATCATAATTCGACCCACCATTGCCGCTATTGTCCCAAGAGGTCAGAGCACCCGAACCGCCGTCAAAATTTAGACCGCCCTCCGTCAGCCAGATCAATGCATCCGTAGCAAAATCCGGCTCTGTCAGACCTTGTTGATTCATCGCAATAGTATTTAATCGAATAGTCATTAGGCGACTCCACCGTGGGCTCCCTCTACGACCCAACCAATCGCGGCCGAGACGTACGTTACAGAAACAGACTTCCACTGCGCGGAAATGGTGCACGTGCCACCGTCCACCCCGTTCAAGTCCGCACCCGCGCCAGTCGAGACAGTAGTTGCGCCCGCGCCGACCTGCCGAATCAATACTTGAAAACCCGCCGTAGGAACAAGCGCCGCGGGTATTGTAATCGCGCAGCCGACGGCGTGATTTGCGTTCAACACCGTTGCGTTATCCCCGACCACAACGTTATAGGACGCATCGGTAATGATTGTCTGCGCGGGAAACTGTAAAGCAGTTATCGCAGTCACGTTATCGGAAATGCCGGACGCGTTAGTAGCGATGTCGCCCGTGTTAGTGGCAATGTCAGCCGTGTTAGTGGCAATGTCAGCCACGTTCGCAGCGATAGCCAGCGTGTTCACACCGATGGCCGAGGTATTCGCAGCGATGGCCACGGTATTCGCAGCAATGTCCGCCGCGTCCGAAGTAATTGCATCCGCAATCGACGTTAGATTGTTGTTCAATAGGTTACGACGTTCCGCGGTATCAAACACCGTGAACAATCGAACCATCTGGTAAGCGGCACCCGGGCCGCCGGGAGGCGTGTAGGACATTTCTTTCCCCTTAGAAACCGACGCGACTGATTACACAATAGTCAACACCGGCGCAGTTCCCGCCTTCCCCTTTTGCGAGGACCTTGCCGATACCGTGCATGTTGTGTTTGAAACTCAAAGACGAACCCGCGGGCATGCCAACGAACTCCCCGGATTTGTGCAATCCATCTACGTGCACTTGCAACGGGTTCGCCGCGGTAGAACGAACACCCACGAAGAACTCATTGCAGTGACCCCCGTCCGCAGCCTGATTGAACAGTACCGTTTCCGCGGCCGTGATGGTCTGGTTTGATGCGGCTGACGCCATTTCTATCTCCTCTCAAAAACGTTATAGGCTCATAATCACTGCCGAGGTTCGAGGGCCTCCGCCGCCCGGAGTGTACCCCCACTGAACATCAAAGTCCTCAAATTTATAGCTCATTGCACAACAGCTATTCGCCTCGTCCCATCCGGCGACTGCAACGTTGTATCTGTAGGTCGTTACCGCACTGTCATTCGTTGCGGACAGAGTATCAATTAGTGTTCCCGAATGACTTCCGGTACGATATTCCATCTGCAAATCAACACCGATACGCTCGACGGTGTGATAGTACGCAGTGCCCTCTGTCTGGTCACCGTTATCGTTGTCGGTTCCCGCCCCATAACAACAATACAGATAGTATTTATTCGTCGGCCCGGTATTGCTCGAATACGGGCGACCGAACATAGCGTCATCGTTGTTGTCTATCCAAGCATACCCGTCTCGACGGTGTTTTGCGGGAGACGTATTCACCACGCCCCACGCCGTACAGCTTGCCCAATCTGCGGACCCAGAAATGCCGGGCGTGAACTTGAACAAGTGCTCAAAATTAGAAAACGAATCGGGGTTACGGTCCTTCCAAATAACCCAATCATCGGCTCTGTTTTGATTGCTGACATTTACCCATAGACCATCCGTAGTGTCTATCGTATAGGAGACGCCAACATTCGTGAGCGAGTAATCGTTATAAATGTCCTCGTAGGGGTCCGGCGGGGGCGGGTCTTTTCTCCAGATCAACGGCACACTCTTACTGAGGTGCTTAGCATCTGGCGACTGCTTGAGCTTTACGTATTCATTATCCACGACACCGTGTTTTTCGTACCCTTCGGGATACACGTTTCGCAACATGCAAATACGCTCTAGCCGATCCTCCCACGAACTGCAATGGACAGGCCACTTCATCTTGTCCAGGCCGACAATACTTTCAAGGTCTGCGTCTACTTTTCTGGCCTTGATTACCTTACGAGCCTCCCGAAGTTGCTGCGTCGCCATACGCTGACTCTCACGCCAAATATCACGACGCCACTCCTTGTCGGCACCGCGGATTTCCCCGCTCGGCAACGACTCGTTATGAAAGACTCTTAATTTTTCGCGGTAGGCAACCGCGTCTGCCAACGCGCTCATTATCGCTCCAGGGAAAGGATGAGGGTCACAAGCGTGACCGTGGTTGCCGAGTCCACATTAAACGCCAGAATGTCGTCCACCGCTATTGCCGTTGTCCAGCCGGTCAACGTGCTGTCCGAAGACTTAACCGCAGTGCTCAACGTGGGCGGCGCTGAAGCCGTGATTGAATCCGCGTCCGTGGGTGGATGATTGGCGTACGTATCGTTCCAAATATCGATCACGATACTACCGCTTTGGTCCGCCAAGAGGACGGCCTTTGTGATAGTACACGCGAAGGGCATCTGGATAAAACTCTTCACCCCTGTTGTGATGGCACTGCCGCCGCCGTCAAACAACACAACCAAAGAGCTGAGTAGACCCTCACCGATTAGTTTCGCAGAGTGGTCAAATTGCATTTTCAAACTCCCGATTTTAAGGTGCCGGATAAATCGTGGCCTGCCATCGAACATTACAGCCCCAACGAACGGTCAGGCCAGAGTCTCCCGCGGAATCCCGAACTTGGATCAGCAGCGCGTCATTCGCATCGCTGGCAATCGCCTGGACTTCAAAATCCGTGTCGTCCGCCCTGTCCAAAATATCAATGACCGGCGTGCCTTTCATCGAGGTAGTACCCCCGTCGTTTTCGATCACGCCCCGGATTTGGAATCCAAAAGACTCCGCTGCGCCCGCCGTAATACCACTAATCAATGCATCGAAAACCATTACTGAGTCTTCGGGAATGGTAATCAGATTTGTCGCAGCCGTCCCATCGGGATTAAGCGTGTACCACGTCGTATCACTATGCGTTGTAGACCGCCGAAGCGACGCCTCTCCGTTCTGTACGTCCCCCGCCGCCGCAAACTGTCCACTTGCCTGCGCACGCTCCCCGTATCGCAACACGGTAGCGCCGAGGCCGCCAAGAATTTGTCCGTACGCAACGTCGTTCGTATTGTTAGCCCCGCCGACGATAACACTGTTCGCACCAGAGGCAACCATTGTCGCAGCCGTCCGCGACGTTTGCAAGTCCACTGAACTCTCGCCCCGAGCATTACCAGCAGTTGCACCATCTACGGTCGGCCGAATCGAATAGTCGTTAGTGTCCAACCCCTGAATCACATATTGCGGGTGGTCGTTGTCCGCAAGCCCGCCCAAAGAACCATGGTCCGTCGCAGGAGCACCACGGCCCGCCGCGTTGACACGGAAATCCACATAGTCGTCACCGCCGTCCGTGGAACGGATGCGGGCATTCACCGCGTTAGTATAAGAATCTTTCGTTTGAAAGATAACCGTACCAATCGCCTTCATCTCAGGACTTGGCAACCCGCTCAAATTAAGAGCCGCAATTTCCGTTTCAGCCCCGTCCCTAGCCGCTAAAATATTGTCATATTGTGCTTGCCCTTGAATTGCAATCGGATTACCGTCTGCGAAGTTCGTCGCAAATACGTGCACGAGCACATACTTCCCATCCCCAACAGCCGTCTGTGCCCCTGCGTTGTTATAGGCAATGCGACTTGTCACGCCATCCGTAATGAAAGAGTACCCGGCATTCGTGGTCTTTCGCCAATTAGCACCGTCCAAGTACCAAATTTCAAGTCCTACATTAGACGCAATTGCGTTTATTGTGTGCGGCACGTCCTCATCGTAAATCTCACCCGTGGCGACGGAGAATTGCGCATGCGCGTTATTGCTGCCATCCTGGTCTGCCGATATATCGCCAAGAGCTAGGCCACTTTCCCACACCGCTCCGATCTGGTCATGTAAATAATGATGTGTCGTTCCCGACATGTTACATCCATGCCGCTCCTCCATCAATTCGCCCAGACTATTCGTGGCATCCCAGTACACCATCGCCACAAGAGCATAATCCGTAATCAACGCATCGGACCACGCGTTCGTCTCTTGCAACACGCCAGAATCATCATAATAGATATAGTGCAGACCCTCTGACGCCGGGTTGAGCTGGACCGACTCAGCCGCCGTCTTTGTGTAAGCGACGCCCGCAATATAAAACGTCCAACCCGCCCCCGTCTTGTCAATCGTAAACGTGTATCCCGGCCCGGCATCCGACCACGAAATCGACGAGTCCGTACGGTTCACGAACCCGGTCGGGTCCTTCTGGTCCTCAAGCACGCTCGCCTGGACCGCCGTGGCAATTAGGGAGTGATTGAATGCCGCAAGATGCGCAGCGTCGCCCGCCGCCGCCGTACCCGCGGGGTCCGCACCCACATCACCGGCCCCGAGCACAACGGCACCCGTCTGAGTGTTCACACTGGTCACGAGGTCCGTATTGTCCAGCTTCCTCCATTTCGTTCCGTCCCAGATAATCCAGTCCCCAACCGCCCAACTTGCCTCTCCGTCAATGTTGGTCGTTCCGGCAGTCCCAACAATATAGAAATCCCCCGGGTCCCCGCTATGAGTGCTGCTCACAATCGTTGGGGTGTTTGCATTTGCGTCCCACGTGCCGAGGAAATTAATCCCGGTCGTGTCTATCGGGTTTCCCCAAAATCCACCAAGAATGGGCATCGTATTACCTCGCCGCTAGAATTTCACGCAACGCTCGCATCGCCTGATCCGGGTCCGTGCAAGATGCCAACAAAAGGCGCGGCGGGCTCGCCGTACGAACGGCCCGGGTCCCTTTATTGTAGACAAAAACAACCGCATCAAACTCGGCCTCTCGACCAACGTAGCTCACATCGCACATTCGTTCAATTGTTCGTATCGCCGCCGTGCCTCGCCCCGAGGGAACGAGAATGCGGGGGCGTGTAATCGGTTGCTCCGCCACGGGCTCCACCTCGGGCTTCGACAACCGCAACACCTCAAACACATCTTCGGGTTCTATTGCCGCCCCACACGTAATCGCGTCAGGATCGTCCTTGCGCAAGCTTCGGGTCGGTCTTACTCCTAGTCTATCATAGGCGTGAACGGCCTTCAATGACGGGTACTCCCCAATCACGTCCGCCGGTTCTGTATTCGTAAACACAACCGCCCCCGGTACCCCCAACACGCCACAAATATGAGCGAACCCCGAGTCCGTACCCACAAATAACTCCGCCGCCGCGCACTGCTCCGCTTGCCACAACAGATCGTCAGACAGCTCACTTAGCTTTTCAATATTGTCCCCGGGCGCGTGTATTCCCCACTCGTCTTTCGTGCCCAGACAGCGCACCGCGTATCCGTGTGCCGACAAACCAGTGATGACCGCCCGCCATTTCGCCTCTGCCCATCTCCGATTAGGGTTAGACGAACCCGTGTGGACAACCGCCAACTTCGGAACCGGGGGCACCGACCCGGCAAACAGAAACCGCCCGGGAGAAACGGGGATACCTACCCTCTTTGTGACGTGCCCGTAATAGCTCCCCGGCCGCAACGTGCGGGAACGGTTAAAGACCTGCGAAAACTCCAATAGTACATCGTATTTCAGCCGATTTGCTGGGTCGTTCAGAGCCGTGGACGAACATGCCGCGTCTACCCCCACCATTTGCCGCAGCAGAGGCATTTGATGAGGCAAAGACGCAGCCGTGATATGACACTGCTTCGCAGCAAGTGCCGCGGCCGTGCCGCCTATCGCAACCACAACGTCCCCGACGCCCCCAGAAAACCGGAGGCATATCCGCGCCCCCTCCCAATCCTCGGGCAAAACAAGCGAGGGCTCCGCAGTTTCAAGCCCGTCCAACACTTCAAATCCGTCCACGAGGCACCTCCAAAGGAAAAAGCCACCCTATCCGGGTCCAATCCGGGATAGGGCGGCTATGAACCCAAATCACCAGCGCCGCAAGGACTAGGTGTAGTCCGAGCCGGACATGGCCACATTCTCCGCGAGAACAACCATGTTGCAATTCTCCACCTCGAAGTCCACGCGGAAGTGGATGGTCACCTCCCACACGTCCTGACGCGGCCGACGGTCCCACTCAATCGTGATGTCGCGCTGGACGAAGTAGATAAGGTTCTTCAACGGGGTGAGCCAGATTTCCGAACCGTCTGTACCCGCGGTTCCCCACGTCAGGTCTTCCGGCATCAGCGGAACTTCAAGCATCGGGATACCCCACGGCCCCGGGCGCGTCATGCCCCAGAACTTCAGGCTGTTCGCGGTGCCGAGTTGATTGTCGCCGCCCGAGGTTTCCCGGTCGCTCCAATCGAGCTGCCACTTGTCCGACGGCCCCGACGGAACAATCCACACGTAGTCGGGCTTCGCGGCCCGGTACCGGGACGGGATGGCACGCTTCATGTCGTAATACAGCTTCTTTGACGGCGCTGCTCCGGCCGCGTCGATCTGCTGAGCGGCGGGGACGTTCGCCTGGAGGATAACACTCCAGCCATCGTTAACGCCGAGCAGGTTGTTCGTCACGGATTGCGTGTCGCCCGTGGGCAGACTGTCGTCGCCCTCGATTGCCGCCATCTCCGTATCGATACTGATACGCTTGCTGAACATGGTCAGCAGCGTGTCGCGGATGCCTTTGCCTTCCAGGTTATCTTCCAGGAAGTCGGTTTTGAGGTCAAAGGCGGACCGATACTTCTCGTTGTCATACGTGACAACGCTCTCGGTCGGCACCCGCGTCGAAGCGATGGACGTGGTATGCGCCCCTTCGGTGACGATGGTACCGAGATCAAGCTTATTGATCTCGCCTTTGTTGGCGTTAGTGCGCTGGACCCGACAGTGCTTCAGCAATACCGACTCATTGATAACCAGATCAATGAAACGGTCGCTCTGCTGCCGATTCAAAACGCTGTTGGGAAGAGAACTCGAATCAATCGCGCTCTTGCTTTGGATAAGCTTCTCAATCGGAAGCTTGATTTCAACGTGCTGAGACACAATACTCTCCTTTTAGGAAACGAAAAACGAAAAAACGGAAACACCGCAACGCGCGGCTCCTAACTAGTCGGTGAAGGGAAACAAGGTGTCGAGACACTCATTCGGATCGGCGTCAGCATCCTTTTTCGCGGTGACTTTCTCATCCCGCACGGTTTCCAGCGGAGTAACCTCCCCGAGAACCTCGACACTCTTGGCAACCGCAACCATTTGATCGGTCAAGCTTGCCAACGTCTTCTTCACCTCTTCCAAGCCCGCTTTCTCCGCGGGTCCGTCTCCGTCTTCCGAATCTGCGTCTTTCTCTTTCTCTTCTTTTTCAGCGGCGGCCTTTTCGGCAGCCTCTTTTTCAGCGGCGGCCTTCTCCGCGGCCTCTTTTTCAGCGGCTTCCTTTGCGGCCTTTTCGGCGGCTTCCTTCTCGGCCTTTTCTTTTTCAGCGGCTTCGTCCGTTGCGGCCTTTTCAGCAATTTGAGCAAAACCCTCGCCCACGGTCTTCAGCGTCTCCGAGATGCCTTCCATAACGGGCTTCATCTCGGCCGCAACCGCGACGGCGACTTGCTTACTCAGGGCCTCCGCAGCGGCCTTGTTCACATCCTTAACCTCTTCGGACTTGTCCCCGGCGTCCGGCGTTTTCTCTTCAGACATCTTGCGTGTCTCCATTGATTGAAACGGTGCTAAAATCGAAGCAATCCCCGACGTAGGGACTGCCGCCTTGGCTCTTGGCGCGGACGCCTCACAAGCCAGAGTAGTCTTTCTCGTAGTGGCCTTTTCAGGCCCCGCAATGACAGACACTCCCGGAGCAATCTGCACGGTTACGAGATTATCCAAGTCGAAATTGACGCCTTTGCTTTGGAGGGCGAAGTACGTGTCCCCCTCCTGCCGCAAAGAGTCACTTTTCATTTTGTATTTTTCGAGCGTCTCGCATACTTGGGACGTACCCGAGAACAGTGCCCCGTCCAATCGAACAAGGTGCACCGATAGCGAGTTGCTCGGCACGTCCATCGCAAACGGCTGTCCCGCCGCCGTTTTACCGATGATAAACGTGGAACCCGGCTGGTCCGGCACGTTTACGAGACTGATTTCCCAGAGATCGATTCCCTTAAAGACCCGCTCCGTCGTGCCGTCGGGAGCCACCCGATAATGAACGTGTGTTTGACCCCGCCAACTGAAGGCCGCAAGCTCTCCCGTCTCAACCATGCGCTTGACTTCGGGTTGCGTGACTTTGGCGACCATAAAGAGGCCCCGTGTGCCCGCCTTCAAATTAGGTACACGATTGCGGGGGTATGTGTTGCGTACTTCTTTCCTCTTTACGTCGTACACGCCCCAATTTTCTTTATCCCCCTCGATGCGGACCAGCTTCGCCACGTACACCTCTTCCGGGCGACCGGCCGCCACTTTATTCCCCATCGTGTCGGTCCAGTAATCGTGATTGACCAGCAGAGTCGGTGCCGCCATGAACTGATCGAGGTCAAACTCCTCCGGGGGCACAACGTCGTCGGAGCGGTCCATCACTTCCACACTCGCAAACCCCTTGATAGATACCGTGGTTTCATCGCTTTGTCCCACCACGGCATAGACCGGGGACACTAGAGACAGAAGCTCTCGCACGTTTTTATCTAAAGCGGTCGCCATCATAACCCTCCTATCGGAATCCTACGTATTATCGCACCTACAAAAAATCGTGTCAAGAGGCGAACCATCTGCACGCGCGTGCAACCCCCCAGAGTGGAGGCGGAGGCGTGGCTTGCCAGAACTAGACCACGCGAATGTGAGAAAAGCACCACATAATCAATTCAACGAGCTTCCACAATCCCAACGGAACGCCAAGAGCACATATCCACATGAGCGCGGTCATTGCTCGCCCAATACCGTCAAACATATCAGCCCTCCCTCACGGGTACTTCAAACATGCCTTCGCCCATTGCTCGCAGCTCTTCGTACGAGTACCCATGGAAAACTTGCGTCGGGTGGACCTCATACTCCGTGTCCGCTTTGATGGGACCAGGACTGGGACAACGCACGCCCACCATATTCTCATAAAGCGAAATAAATAATGTCATTGTCCTTTAACCCCCTATCATGTCCTTCACCACTGCCAACGTCTTGGAAAAACGGCCCGCGTAAATAGGCCCCCCACTTCGATTCGCTGCGCCACCGCGGAGATGCGCATATAACTCCGCAAACATCTCAGACGCACCGGCGTCTGTCGCTCCCGAACCGCCCCACTTAAGCGCGGATGGATTTGGCTGAAGCTCATAAGAAATTATACGCGCAGAGCCGTGCAACGTATACCCCGTCTCCGTCAGCTCCGATCCAGTCTCCTTTATGATTTTGACGAACTCCTGACGATACTGCGCCGAATACTTCGCTTGCTGCGAAGCAATAATTCTACCGCCGCCCTCCGGCCGTATTGTCAGCGCCTTATCTATTGCATGACCTACCTCATGTCGTACCGTGGTAGAGAGCCGACCGGGGCTTAGATATGCCTTCGTGAGCCGCGTAGACGCCCAATCCTGTTTATACTCCGTCAAGACAATCCGATTCTCCGTAGGCGAAAACAACCCCTCGATTTCGTTAAACTTAGTCCCCGCTGGATAGCCCCGGGGTGTCATACCCTTCACCCGCGGCAACGCCTCATCCATGTGATGACCGAGGCGTACTTTGATCCCGGCTTTCTTTATGCGTGCCAAGTCCTTCTGCGGCAACGAGTCTAAATGCTTCACGACTCTCGCCTTGAACTCGGGGGAAACGGGACTCTTACCTTTGATTTCGATAAGCTCAATCGCTTTGACCTTGCCCGGCAGAGTGCCCTGTTGCACATCTACCAATCGTTTTTCCAGCTTAGTGAGCCGCCGTTTTAGATGCGAAGTATATGCCACATCGTCGGCGTGCTCCTTCAGCTTATCCCTAATCAAATCAATTTGCGATTGTATTGTTCCCACCTTCTTACCGAGAGGCCCGAGAAACTTCGGCTTAGACACGGGCGACGAAACCGCCCGCAAGCGCGCAAGCATTTGAGGAGAAATGCCGCTCGCTGTCGGCGCGGGCAGCGGGGCTATCGGCAACGTCGGGCCGAGATACGCCCCTGCGTTACCCGACCACGGGGTTAAAACCAGCTTCGGGTCCCGCATATCTGCCAGCAAAGCGCACCGGCAATTGATAGAGCCGCTCCCGGGATACATTTCACCATTTCCAAAGGCGTTTCCGATTGGAATATAGCCCTCCGCCGCGTTCATAGTGTGATCGTCCCGCACACGGTTATCCCCAACGGTGTGCCACGCCTTCATCCTTACCCCGGACCGATAATACTGCTCGAAAGTCGCGCCGTTAAACGCCTGTCCGGCCTCCGTTCTAGCGATTTTCAAGCCTCTCCAGTGCGGAATCCCAGCCCCGGCCGCAATCTGCGTCGCTGTCTGGTGTGCACCGAGGTCCCCGAACACCATTTTATCCCGAACAAGCCGCCGCGCGTCGCCTAACATTGCCGGAGTGAGGCCCGCCCCTACAATACGAGCACGCTCCTCAAGTGCGGCAATAATTTCGGGGTCCGACAGCTCGAAAATAATGGGGTCCGCAGCCGCTTTCGCAACCGTTCGGCGGCGATTATCGACAACGGACGCCTCAAATCCCATGCGGTGAAGCGCATCCACCGCCCCGGCCTCGTATGCCGCCCGCAAATGCCGAAAAATAAGCAACTCAAAGACCGTTTGCGCCTCGTCGCTAATCAAAGTATCTGCAAGCGGTGCCAACAGATCGAAAAGGTAAGCGTCCGCAGCCCGCCGCCTATCTACTCCGCGAGAATACCCCGCCACAACGGAGAGGCGATCCCGCCGCACACGCCGCAAATAGGGGCGCAACTTCGTCGCCATCTCCTCAAAACGCGCCCGCAGAAAACGCGTCACGTCATGGGCGAAAGAACGCTCTAGCTTGTCTTGGATTGCGACCACATTACTTCTCAAGAGAAAAAAGCTCAGCGCGTGCCGTTGCGTCTTCCCGAAACAGCCCACGCATTTCACTTGTCACCATGCTCGCAACGGGGTCTTTGATGCCCCGGCATCCCATGCAAAGATGTTTTGCACGTATAATCACGGCCGCGCCCTTCGCAGACAAAATATTCATTACGTCATCCGCGATGTCCGAAGTCATACGCTCCTGTATCTGCAACCGCTTCGCATGCATCTGCACGAGCCGAGCGAGTTTAGAAATACCGACCACTTTACCCGTCCCCGGCAGATAGGCAACCGTCGCAAGCCCGCTGAACGGTAGCATGTGATGCTCACACAGACTTGAAAACTGGATGTCCCGAAGCATGATAACTTGGTCATACTCCGTCTCGAAAACCGTACCCAATATGTCCTTCGCAGTCTGCGCATAACCGGCCGTCATTTCCGCGAACGCGCGGCACACACGTTCGGGCGTCTTTATCAAACCGTCCCGGGTGGGGTCCTCCCCAATAAACTCCAACAATCGAGTCACCGCGTCCTCCGGGCGTCCCGAATGCTCCCATGGAAACTGAAGCCACCCCGAAAGCGTACGGATACCATAACCCGGCGGACTATGCGGCTTGCGATATAAGGTCAAGCACATGTGCCCGCGCGCCGAGTAGGATTGTATCGTCTTCCCGCTATCAATCAAATCGTCCACTACCACACAATCCCGCTCAGGCTCGTCCAGTACGGGCACCTCCAAAGCATGCGCAACTATTTGCGCCACGTGACAACCCCCACTCGGTACGCCAAAAACACCAGAAACACGCAAACCGGCGCGGCGAATCTCCTCTACCAGCCCACCGCAGTCTCTAGTAAACTCCGCCCACGTAATTCTCCTCACTGGATGTGAAGAAACTTGTGGAGCTGTATTGACAGCCGCCATTTTGGATTCTCCTTTACTAACTGAACGCATCGAGCAATCGCAGCCGGGTCCGGGTCCGGGCCGTTGAATGCGGGACTGATTAGACGATACCCCGGGCGCAATCTACCAACATCCGGCAGTGTCCCTTCCGCCCCCACAACGCACTTCACCTCACTCACCCCCGAGAGCACTTGAATCGCTTGCCGCCGCGGGCTCACGGTGATCCAATCCAACCCCTCCGGCAACGGAAGCGAGCCATTCGTTTCCACGGCAAGATGCCACCCCCGGGCGCGGAAGATATGAACAAGGTCCGCGTCCAACTGCATCGCAGGCTCCCCGCCCGTGAACACCACCCACCGAGGCGTCTCTTCCGACATGTATTTCGCGCACTCGGCCGCAATTTCCCGCCCCGACATGACATGGTTGCATGAGTGGTCCGTATCACAATCAAACCCCTCCGTCGCAACGGTACATCGCAAATTGCATCCAGAGAAGCGTACAAACACCGAGGCAGTTCCCGCGCGTACGCCCTCCCCCTGAAGGGAATAGAAAATCTCGCTGATGGCGTACTTTTTAGACACTATTATCCCTCCCGATACTCCGCGAAACTGTCCGGTGTCTCCCACACGCGCACCCGCCGGGGGACCACGGGAGTATGTTTCAACAATTCGCGTACTTGTGTAAACAGCTCAACCGCCATCTTCTCGGCCGTGGGGTTCCCATCAAACAGATAAAGCGTACTATTCATCTCTTCCAAAGCCTCAAATAATACCGTGTCCGCATTATTGAGAAGCGTCGCGTGGTCCCAGTGCTCTTGTATCCAATCGCCCACCCGCTGCTTCAACTCCCCAAAATCAATGAGCATGCCAAGATAATTCAACGACGGCCCCGCCACCTCTACCTCCACGACGTAGTGATGCCCGTGCACGTGCCGACACGCCCCCTCGTGCTGATACAATCGATGAGCCGCGTCAAACTCAAAACGCTTTGTCACTGTCACGCTATTCATTTTCATACTCCGTTGGGTCTGGTACTTTTGCCAACTCAAACGCCTCTCGTCGTTCCACGCACGTGCCGCACGTGCCGCAATGACGCTCCCCGCCTTTATAGCAAGACCACGTATCCGCAAAGGGCACGTCCAGCGCATGTCCAAGCGCCGCAATGTCTGCCTTTGTCTTGGTGATAAACGGGCGGGCGATTTCAACGGGGTGCCAATCACACAACCGCGCCGCCTCTGCCATCGCGTCCACGAATGCGGGGCGACAATCGGGGTATATTGTGTGATCCCCAGCGTGCGCCGCGTATGCGACCGCATCGTACTTCAAAGAACACGCGTGCCCGATTGCAAGCGAAAGCATAATCATATTTCTGTTAGGCACAACAGTCTGTTTCATAGACTCTTCCGCGTAGTGCCCGTCGGGAACATCTATTTTTCTATCCGTCAAACTTGACTGCAATAACGCGCCAACAGCGCCAATGTCCACGATGGAAAAGGGCACTCCGTTGTCCCGGCAAATGCGACCCGCGGCGCGCAACTCCTTCTGATGTCGCTGCCCGTAATTGATGCTCAGCGCCTTCACTTCGGCCTCCTGAGCTAGATAGGAATAGAGCAACACCGTGGAGTCCAGCCCCCCGGAATAGATGAGCACAATTTTCATAATAGTATCCCCGACTTAAAAGAACCGGCATCCGCAGGACTACACTCCAACGCGCGCCGTAAATGATTTAGCCACCTCTCGTCCGCAAGGTCCAAATAATCCGCCCGCCCGCCCACGGGTAAAGGATAGGACACCGCAGTATCCGCCAGTACAGAGGAGAGCGCCGCGTGCACCGCGGGAGCATAAAAATCTGCGTACACAACAATCCTATCGTACTTTATCCGCTGCGCGTACCGACACCACTTTTGAAAGCATCTCCAATTATTTGGGATGCCCGCATCGTACAACGGCATCACACCCCAGAGTTCTTGAGGCACGACACCGAGCACGCCCGTGGCGATAACAAGATGCCACGACTCGTCCGGCAGAATATCGAGTACCGCCCGATGCACGTCCGCCGGATATGGCTTATCCGCGGAACAACTGGTCACAACGCAATTTCGCACGCGTGCGGGAGGTACGTACTCCTCTAGCTTTTTCATATACTCCAAAATCTCGGGTCGATAATACCCGTTATAGTTCGTCAACACGAACTCCCGCTGCCACGTATGGTCCCGATCAACCGTCTGCCATTGCACGTCGCTCTTCCACAACGCGTCAACCAGCTCCGGCCGAGCCGTGCACACCGATTCCACATACTCCCGCTGACGGCCGTAGGCCTTCGCATGGTCGTACATCTCGTTCGCGTTGCGATAGTACGAGTCTTGCAAAAAATGCGCAAAGCTCCCCCGCACGGTTGCTCCCAAATAACGCGCCAGTGGAATCCAGCTATGCGGAGGGCTCTTCACCACAACACCGGGTTCCTCAGCGATCTGCCGCCAGACCTCCAGCCACGCACCGTATTCATCCGCGTACCGCTCCCCCGAAGGGAGTGTATTTAGGTCAATCGTCATTTCAGTTTCCTCACGGTTTCCATTTCCCGACGCCATCGGTATTGAGCACGTCGCTCAAAGTCCAACCACCACTCCACCTCCACGCGAAGATTGTGCTTGCCCCCGCGCACCGACAACCCGCCAAACGTTTTCCAACGGCCGAACTTGCACGGCCCCAACTCCCAATTCGTCGCATCCACCGAAGACCAGGGCACGAAAAAGACTTCCTTTTCTCCCCCAACGCCGAACCCGTGTATCCACTTCGGCCAGACCCGGGCGAAACATTGCCCGACAAAACGATACCACTCCTTGCCGTGCTTTCCAGAAATGCCGCCGAGCGCAATCCGAGGGTAGTCGCGCGCTAAACTATACAGCTCTTTTTCCGGGGTTCCGAAATGAAACGTGGGAATCGCCTCCACCCCCTGTCGCCACATCTCCTCCGTATTCTTTAGCGTGCCCCGCCAATCCCCAATCACGTCCAAGCTGAAAACATGGGTGAGCTTCGGGTCCGTGGCCTTCAACTTCTTGCATACGTCAATATAGTCTTGCAATTTGATTTCCGTACCACTATTGAACGCAGAGAACGCACCCGAGTCCATCACCCAATCACGAAAATTATAACGATGCCTCTGCTTCAAAAACATGTCCAGATAAACGTAGGACACCAGCAAAGAGGGCTCAGGTGTTCCTGTCAACCCCTTCGCCAGCGCCTCGGGCGGTCCGCCGTACGCTAAACGAATGGAGGTCACTTATCGCCCTCCCCAAAGAAGGCAACGATTCGCTCCGCGTCCGAGCCCGTGCCCGGCAAATAGGAATCCACGACAGCCCATTGCTCCGGGGTGAACTCTACCACGTGTTTCGTCGGGGCCGACACCGCCTCCGGCAACGGCTCAATCTCGGGCGGGGACCATTCCGCCGCCAAAAGAGGCTCGTACTCATGCTCCTCCCAGCCAAGCGCGGTCAGGTCCCACCCCTCGTCCCGCAAGGAAAACATAGTCTCGCTCAGCAGTTCGTTATCCCACACGGACAGCTCACTAGTCCGATTTAGAGCCAGCGCTAGCGCCTGCGCCGTGGCGTCGTCTACGTCGATAATCTTGCACTCCGCGTCGATCCACCCCATTTCGCGCATCACCGCGAGACGCCCGTTGCCGCCGATAACGTGTTGCGTGCTCTTTTGCACCACGAGCGGCTCCACCTGTCCGAACTTTTCGAGCGAGAACCGGATTGCCGCCTTGTTTCTTGCGTTGTGCAAATTTGCGTTGCCGGGCAACTCCTTCAACGTGTCCAGACGCAACACCGTGTCCACTACTTCTCTTCTTGTATCTTTCATTGTTGTTTCCCTTGTTTCTTTCCGGGGGTCTGTTTCTGCGTCACCGGATTGGCGGGCGTCTTGGGCGTCTTCGGTAGTTTACCACTTGCATCCGCGGGTCGCATACTGTTCAACCGGGACTGCGCCTGCTCCCGACGCAACGTGTCAATTTCATCCTCCAACGACTGCCGCTCTGCACTGGCCTCCTTCGTAAGCTCGTCCACAAAAATGGGTCCCGAAGAGGTCAGCATAAACGCGCGGTCCCCGCCCTCCTCATACGGGTCCAAGCCGAGAGCCCGTCTCGCCTCGTTGAGCGTTTCAATAGCATGCTCCACGTATCCAACGTGAGTCAGCATCTCCATATTTCTATCCCGAATATCCAGGGGATCGAACTTCAACGAAACAACCCGCACGCCAAGCCCCAACCGAAATAGTCGGTTGAGCGCGTCAGCCCACCTCCTCTGAGAAGGCTCCACGATACGGTCCTTGTATATTTCAGCTTGCGACAACCCCTTGCCGCTCCCTAGCTCACTGCTCTCAGCAATACCCAAGATGGCGGGACTGACCCCGTGCGCCGTCAAAATTCCATCCCTGCTCGTTTCCCGCGTCGCCATGTATGAAGACGTTTCTAGCTCCGCGTCCAGTTTTTCAAACCGAACCTTCACCTCCCCCTTCATCGACGGGATGGGCACAACCAGCGTCTTGTGCGCGCGGCCTTTCACATGCGTGTGGAAATATTCCGAAATCAATTTCTTCACTGAGTCAGACAGCTTAGCACCCTCAATCACCACGACGTACCGGGGAACCGTATTATGTTCAAAATATTGTAGGATATAATCTCGGATGTGCACCTTTGTCAGCAGGTCCCCCATCGCCGGGAGTGCGTCCGTCATACCATAGTAAATCGTATTCGCATGATGGCGGGGCACCCAAACAATTTCATTCGCAGCCCGACCAAAATTCCGCGTCGGCTTGCCTGTTTCCCGGTCCACCATGTTCCACGTCAACTTCTTCGCATCCAACGGCCCGTCCTCCCGCGGATTGTAATAGTCTTTGTGCCCGGGAGTAGCGTCTCGATTGCTCAGTACCTTGTGACCGAATGGCTGATAGTAGATGTACCTCTCCGGCCCGACCAGTTCAACCCACCCCACAAACCCCCGCAACGTGCGCACGCGTACCGCGGGGATATGTGCCAATTTCGTCACGACCATGTTCTTATTTCGGATTACCTCAAGCGCCGCCCACCCGACAGCCTCGTTATCCATCGCAGCCCGTGCTAATGTCCCCTCAAACCCGATGATTCCATTACACTCCTCAATGAATGTCCGAATCACTTTTGTCTCAGCCGCCACGAGCTTCCGCGTCTTGTCGTCCGCCTTTGCCGGATCATATTCCCCGCCGTCCGGTGCCTCCGAAGGCTCCAGCGTGTACGGGCGACCTACCGCGTCCGTTGCCTTGACCTTGCATGCCCGATAATGTGTCTCGTCCACCTCCAAAAACATGCTCAGCAACTCAGGCGGGTACGGGGGCTCCACAAACTCCGCCTCGTGCAGCTTCAAATCGTTTCGACCGATTTCCGCCTTGCTCTGCGTAGACCCTTCAACCATTTTGGCAACGTCCAGCGTCCCCAGATTCTTCGCCTCCTTATGAACGCGATCCGAGGGGATGCCCCGCATCGATTTTTTCATCACCGCCCGCACCACGTCGTCCGCGCTGACCACTTTATTCTCGTCTGTGATAAACGCCTCCGAAATGACCACCTCGCCCCCGTCGAGCACGGCACTCTCCCGCAGCGCGTCCGCAAGGGGGCCGGTCGTTAGTACCTCCTCGTCCTCCGCACTCTTTTCCACACGCGCCTGAAGCGCCCCACAAATCTTTCGGGCAGCCGTGTCACTCTTGCCCTTCTGTTTCTGGTCAGCAACACACGCGTCAAAATCCGGGTATCCTGCGAAAGGAGACATCACCAACTCCCTCAAAAAATCATGCGATTGTAATACCGTCCAATAGCGACTCTTCCATTAAATCCGCCGCCAACATGTCATATAGGTCAGCATGTCGTGCGTGGTCCGTACCCTTCGTCCACTCGTACCTACTATTCCCGCGCGTATCCTCCACAATCTGCCGAACGGGGACGCACATCTCCTTCACCCACTGCCCGCTCAAAATGCTCGCATAGTTCTCGGGCAGTATATTTTTCTTCCTCCGCAATTGGGCGAAAGCGCGATCCATAGCCTCCGTTCTGTCTACGTTGATAATGCGGTCTTTCAAATCGTACGTCTGCCGCCTATCCGTACCCTCCCCGCGGTACCGACACATCCACACATCACATCCGGCAAGCTCCTGGAACTCCCGCGAAACCATTGTCTCGGGCATCGAGTCAATGACGCACTTCTGCACATTATATCGCTCTACCAGCTCACACAACGCGTCCAAGTGAGGGGGCACTTTACCGACAAAGAGCATCCGACGGCGACCCCGAACCGGCTGACTAATACGCACGTCAAAAGAAGCCCCCACGTCCACGCCCATCGAACAGTCTTCCTTGGAACGGTCCGCAGCAATAAACGCGCAGTCGGGTTGAATCTTAACGTTATACCCATCCTCAACACATCTATCCAAGAGCTGCTCGTTCACCCGGTTACCGACCGCCGCAAACGGGAGCCCCAACTCCGAAGTAAAAAAGTGCTGAAGCAATCCGGGGTCCGACTGCGCCGCTTGGAAATTCACCCACATATCCGCAATCGGGTTGATGGTGGCACATAGCTTTGAAATATGATACCCCTCACTCGTAGTCACTTCCGGGCGTGCCGCAATCCACACGCCATCCCGACTATCCCTCACCAACGTACCTCCACACCGCGGACACACGCACCGAATATCGCGGCGGCATCCGGGCTCCCATTCGCTGTCCCGCAACTGATAGGACACAACCGTGCCCTCATCGTCTGTAACGTCTTCCACTACCACACGGAACCAATCCAGCTCTGCCACCTCCCCGCAATCCTGACACGGCACGTTCCACTCCCGGCCGTCCGACTTCTTCAAAAGTGCGTTGATGCCCTTGTTTGGCAGGGTAGGATTTCCAATATATCGCTGGAACTTGTAGAGAGAAGCGCCCAGACGGTCAATAGCGTACATCAAGTTTCCCTGATCGCACTCGTCCACTTCGTCCACGTACAGCACGTCCGCCGGGTGCTCCCGAAAATCGGCAAGCACGTTAGAGCCCACATATTTAATTACGCCGCGCCCAAAGGACTTGAGCACAACGCTATCAAAGAACCCCGCATCAACGACCGTCTTGTACCGGGGCACAGACTGGACGCACCGATTGATTCTATTTTGGACATACGTGCCGCGATGCTCAAACTTCGGCAAAACGAAAAACAGCGACAGGCCAGAGTACGCCATCGCCAAGTGATCGACAATCATCCACTCCGACTTTAGACACTGCGTTGATCCCTGGACAACAATGACCGGGGCGGTGGAGCTGTAAAGCGACTTGATGTGCGGAAACCGAGAAAAGTCCAACCGATCCCCGTGCGTGTTGATATGGTCATTGCGAGCAAAATCTAATCGCTGGCTCTTCACCTCCAGCAACTTCACCCCAACCATCTCCGCGTCGCTTGCCCACTTACTCATCGTCTTCGTCCTCCAGCCCGGGAATCTGCTCCTGCAACCGCTTCATCTCTGCCCTGATTTCTTCCTTAGTTCGACGAGGCCCTTTGCGTTCTTTCGCCGTACCCTGCTCCCCACCCGCGGGCGCTCGTTGCCGTGCCGAGTCGTCCGTAATGATTCCCAGCTTGATAAGCAAATTGATCGCGTCCACTTTACAACGACGGCGGCACTCTATCAGCTTCGCCTTCAAGTCCAGAAACTTCTCTGGACTATTTGCCGTCACTTCTTTTTCTCCACGGGCATCCCGGAATCGAATTACCCCGTCGGGCTTTATCAGCTCAATCTGCTGCGTAAGAAATTCAATCTCCTGAATCAATGCAGAGTACCGCTCTATGGCGATGGAAAAACGAGACTCCCCGCCCATGAATTTCTCAAGCTCCTCACGGTCCTCCCGGAGCCAACGATAGATGGTAGCCTGGGAACGGCTAAACTCCCGCGACAGCGTAGAAACAGAATGCCCCCGAGCGTGCAAGATACGAGCGCGCCTTTTAAGCTCCTCCACCGAAACGTCTTCGGCGGGGTCCTCCAGCCACGCAGCCGGGGCCGCCTTCTCTTCTTTCTCCTCCTCCGCAGCCGCCTTGAGAATATCCGCGAGAACGGGGGGCATCAATGGCTTGTCTTTTTTTGACATAAGGACATCTCGTAAAGGTGCAAATGATTCTCATACTTTATCACACCCGAGATTCGCTGTCAAGCACTTGCACGCGCGTGCAACCTCCGAGAAGAACCGACACTCGTACGGAAAAGATATGGCCTCCATCGCAATCCGTACAGCCGGTTCAACCATTCCACGGGATACCCGGCAGACAGCCGGACCCTCATCAGGGGGCACGCAAAAGACGACCCGCGCATCCTCATAGAGAAGTTCAAACTCCGCAAGATGCAACACCATCAACAGGGGGGTGAGCACGTTTGCGGTCACATGCGTGGATAGATCGGCAAACGTCAGTTTCGTGGGACTGCCCGCGGCCTGAAAAGTAGGACAAGCGCACACTCCATCAAATAGGAGGCCATCTCCCACCCACTCCGCAATCGCAGCCGTCGCATGATGTGGCTCCTCCAGACGTGCGGGGTACCACGTGACACCCGCAACCCGGCAAGGCTCGGGCTGAACCGCATGCACACTATGCCCGCCCCCTCGCAAGGTGCTCACCACGTCACCTCCAAGGTGGGAAGATGCGTCCAGTACGACTATATTTTTACTATGCACGGCAACCCGCCTCTTCTCTGCAAACGCAATGTCAAAAGGACTATCAACCACCACGAATATCCTTCGGCACCTGCGCACCCGTAGGAACAACAATTTGTGACTTTTTGGGTCGTTGCGCCGACGCCTGACGCACGCCCTCCGCAAACTCTTCAATCGCGGCCGCAGCCACGGGCGCATCCGCATCCGCATCCGCGCCGCTCTGTTGAAACAGCGAGTCCACCACTGCCATCAAGACAAAGATGGTCCGCTGTTGCGCCATCAGTCGCCCCCGGATTGCGACCAAGTTTTCCGCGAGCGATTGGGGGTGCACCGCGCCCCCGGGGCCGACTGCCAATTGCAAATCTGGCTCCGCCTCTTGTAGGGCCGCCGTCAATCCCCGGGTTGCCTCCTGAACCGCCGCCGCATCCCAAATATCGTGCATTTTTAGCTCCTTTTACCGTCTTTAGCTTCGATTGCCGCCAAATCGCCCGAAATCCTCGCAGATCGGCCCGTATGAGCCCGATCAGCTCCAATCTGGCCCAAAACCCGCGCCCCCGGCATACGGGGGCACACGGGCTCCCATGGGGCCGATCCCCTATTTCGCCGCCGCAATTGCATCCGCAGCCGCGTCCCGCTTGCCGGGCTCACCCCCCGGCTCTTGAGGCGCGGCACCCTCTGCCGGGGCCGGGGCCTCTGCCGGGGCCGGGGCCTCTGCCGGGGCCGGGGCCTCTGCCGGTTCTGCCGGGGCCTCTGCCGCCAACGCACGGAGCAGCGTGTTCCACCGAGCAACCGCCGCCCGGTACTGCTTCCGCACCTCTTCCCGGTCCGCGGCCGCCGCGGCACCCAATTTCCGCCTCGTCTCTTGCAGAGCAACCGCCGCCGCGTTTTTAGCTTCCGCCCGTGCGGCGCGCAGTGCGTTATTGATGTCAACCAGCTTCGCGTCCCGGTCCTTTCCCAGCTCCGCCACCTTGGCTTCAACTTGCTCCCGGGTTGGAATCTTTACCTCGCTCATTTCCATGTCCTTTCATTAATCGTTCTCGCCCCGCCGCCAATCGTTTCGCAGCGTGGTCACACAAAAAAGATACGGCCTCGCAAAGAAATTGCAAGACGCCTAAACACAACCACAAAATTTTCATTCCTTGCCCCTGCGCTGTATAGCCTCGTACACCTCCCGACGATGTACGGGGACTGACTTATCCGCCGCGATACCGATGCGAACTTTATCTCCGCGGACCGCTACTACTCGAATCACAATTTCGCAATCCCCAATGACAATCTCCTCATCCTTTTTTCGTGACAAGACCAACATGCTAATCCTCCTCCTTAAAGGGTAGGTATTCATCCAAACACGGCAACAGCTCCCGCAAAGAAATTCCATGCTCGTCGAACACCCGTTGCCTCTTCAAATACTCCGCCGAGAGTAGCGTCTGCGCCTGATCGTATTTTGCTTGGAACCCCGTGAACTTTTCACCCGCCGCCTCCTTCATTGCCTCCTCCAACGTTTTAAGGCGTTCCCGAAAATAGGTGGCCTGTCGCTGTAGAGCAATAATTCTACTACACTCCTCCACATCCGTCGGGCGCACGGCGTCCAACTGCGTCTTCGCCTTTTGCGCGTCCGCAACACGCACCATGACCGAAATCACAGC